GCAGTGGTACGTGCGCTGCTCGGACTGCCATTCAACGGCGGGGAGAAGTCCGTATCTAGATGCCGAGACGGCGGCTCGCAATTGGAACACCAGAACAGCTCACGAGAAAACGCTGGCGTTCGCTGAACTACCGCCTCGGCCTACGAAGCCAGAGAAGATGTTGGAGCGGAGCCCGACACCGGTTCAGGAGCGAGATCACTATTGGATGATGCAGGAATACTGGATCGCCGAGGCGCGGTGGCAGGAGAGGCGTGCGAATCAGCTCAATGCAGAACTGTCGGCATTCCTGAAGACGCGAACCGCTGTCGAGACGGAGAAAGAGCATGGCTGACACCTCAAACCAGTGCGACGTCGTGGGCGGCTGTCCGGAGCTGCGCGAGGCGCGGGCCGAGATCGAGCGGCTGCGCGCGGCGCTGCATGCGATTCGCTGGGAGCTGGTCCACAACGGGGCGACCGAGCCTGCTGTTATAGCGGATGACGCGCTCGCTTCTCCCGTAGTTGACGAATGCCGTTGCGGCTGCCGTTCTGGCGGTTGCGATCGCCCCGACGGGTGCCGATGCGGTAAGGATTGCCCGTGCGGCGCGACATATGGACCAACTGTGAAAGCCAACGCATTGCAGCGGGAGTGGCATTTTGACCGGTACCGGAATGGGCGGCTGATGGCCCAGGGCATGAAGGTGCTGCGCGCCGCCAGCGAAGAGGAGGCGCGCGAGATAGCCAGGAGCCTGCTCTACCTCGACGGCAACCTACCCTCCGATGAGCTGCGGCTTTCTGAGAACGGGGACGGTGGTCATGAAAGCTAAGCGCTACTCGATTTCACAGGGAATTTGCATCGACGCACACCCTGACAAATTCGTAATTGAGTCTGACTATCTGGCGTTGGTTCGTGCCAGCCGCAGAATACTCGATCGATTCTATGACTCAGAGAAACCGGACGCTAAGCAGTTCGATGAGCTGATAGTTCTGCGGAACATTGTGCAACAAGAGCAACTGTGAGCGGGTCACACGAGCGGGAGACTGGCCGTTATCTTGGCACTGAGCAAAGGACGATTAGTTGGGGCTCTGTGCGTGCCGCGCTTGGCAGAAGGGATCGCGAGGACCGCGCCAAGAGTAGTGTCCCCAAACGTCGCAGGGTGGGCAAGAACGATGTGTAGAACCGAAGGCGAGCGCGCCGATGCATATAGCGTCGATAGGCCGGTCGCCCGTGTGCCGCATCGCTGCGGCGAGTGTCGGCGAACCATCCTGCCAGGCGAGCCCTACGAGCGGCATGGCATGGTCTACGAGGGGACCGCCAGCTCGCACGCGATATGTAGCCACTGCGCGATCCTCACCGAGTGGCTGCTCATCGAGTGCGGCGGAACGGTAACGGGCGAGCTGATCGAGGACATCGAGGAGCACGCCCAGGAGTACGGCCGCGCCGACCTTTGGGAGCTAGCCTCCGATGCCCGCGCACAGTGGGCATGGGCTGAAGGCGCACGCTGCAACGGCTTTCGCGGCAAACCCGTTCCGGCGTTGCCGCCGAGACTCTCTCCACAGAGAGAAGAGGACAAGTCCGGTGGCTAAGCTAACGTGCGCGGACATGCGACGGATCGCAGACTATCTCGACGCTGCGGCCGACGAGCTCTACGGCTCGCACTACGACCCGAAGGTAGACCAGCCGACACCGCAGGCCATACGGCTTGAGATCGACAAGGTGCGCCGCTGGATCGCAAAGCTGCGCCGAGCAGCGGAACAGAGAGACGATGGACGCTGAAGAATTGGTACGGCGAGAAGCCGAGGATTGCGAGCGCGCCAAGCGAATCAGCCTGGATGAAGCTCGCGCCCTACCGGAGCTGGTCAAGGGAGCCGCAGTCTATTTTCTATGGGACGGAGACGAACTGCTGTACATCGGCTGCAGCAAGAATGCGTGGGAGCGCGTCGCGCAGCACGGACGTGCGAGAGATTACCGCAGTCCCAGCTACACGATCTGCGTGCCGTTCAAGCGCCATACAATGCTCAAGTGCCCGCAGCACGCGATGTTCGACATCGAAATGGCACTGATCGAGAAGTTTGGGCGGCCACCCCACAATCGCACGACGTGCAAAGGCTTCCAGAGCAACTGATCTATGAGCCTCTGGCTGACAGAAGACGAACTCTACGAGCTGACCGGCTACAAGCAGCGGCAGCCGCAGCGCCGTGCACTGGCCGAACTCGGGGTGAAGTGGCGTACCCGGCCGGCTGACGGATTCCCTCTGGTAGATCGCTCGCAGTTCTCAGAGGGCTCCAGGAGCAAGCGCCGGGAGCCCAACTGGAATGCGGCAAATAGGACTTGACGGCCGCAGGACTCTATGGCCTAATGCGCCACATGGAGACCAAGACCATGAAAACCGCAGACCTCGTCGCCAAGATCGAATCCCTCGGGACCATTCAGGACAGCAACCCGCCGTCCTCGGCCGAATGGCAGCTCGCGAGCGAGAACCTTCAGCCGCTCTTTGCCGAGATGGCGCAGCGCCAGCAGGCGAACGGCGGCGAACGCGATTGGCACAAGTGGCAGTGACGGCGAAACAGCTTCAGGCCATTCTCGACCGCATGGGGGAGACCCAAGTCGGCATGGCACGGCGCCTTGAGATCAGTGACCGGCAGATGCGCCGGTACTGCTCGGGGCAAGCCAAAATTCCCCGGGTGGTCGAACTGGCGATCCGGACGCTTTCTCAGCCGAGGGTCTGACTTATGGGCCGTCCCCGCACCACGAACGCTCACCTGCCCAAGTACGTGACCGTGATCCACGGGTCCTACTGGTATCGGCCGCCCGAGAAGGAGGCGGTCCGCATTGCCCGGGTGGGCGACGAACGCACGCTATACCAGTTCATGGCCGGCGTCGCCCTGCCGGCAGGCCCAGTCTCGACCTTAAGCGACGTCTTCGATCGGTACATCCGCGATGTGCTGCCGGGCCTCGCGCCACGCACGCAGATTGACTACCTGCGGCACCTGAAGATCCTGCGCGCCTGGTGCGGGCACATGCGGCCCGAGGAACTCCAGCCGCGGGACGTGGGGCAATTTTTGGACGTCTCCCATGGCAAGATCCAGCGCAACCGGCAGGTAGCCGTGCTCTCGGCGGTCTACAGCAAGGCGGTGGGCCGCTGGTACCTCACCGACAAAAATCCCTGTACGAACGTCGAGCGCAATCCGAGCTCGCGCCGCAAGCGCTACGTCGCCGATGAGGAGTACGTCGCCTTCTACGAGCTGGCGAAGGAGCGTATCCGGATCGCCATGGACTTGGCGCTGATCACCGGCCAGCGCCAGGGCGACATCCTGCGCCTGCGCTGGGACGCAGTGACGCCCGAGGGGGTCAAGTTCCAGCAGGGGAAGACCGGAAAAAAGCTGATTGTCTCCTTATCGCCCACGCTCGAGGCGGTGCTCGAGCGAGCCCGGCTACTCTTGCCGCACCTGCCGCGGGAGTACGTCCTGCGCACTCGCGGCGGCCGGCCGTACACGTCAGAGGGTTTCCGGGCCTGCTGGCAACGCACCATGCGCAAGGCCAGGAAGCTCGGCATTGTCACGGAGCGCTGGACCTACCATGACCTCAGGGCAAAAACCGTAAGCGATTCTCAGAGTCTCGAGGCGGCTTTCGAGCGGGCGGGCCATACGACCATGGCCATGACCCGAGGCGTGTACGACCGAAACTTCCGCAAGGTCACGCCGCTGAAGTAAGAAACAGTCGCGATAGTTTCGCAACAGCCTGACGAATATCCAGTATGAATGTTGTTGAATTAATTGGGGCGTGCCAGGATCGAACTGGCGACCGGCGGATTAAAAGGCAGTTCTACGACAATGACTTAGCGCATTGTTCGGTAAGGGCGAGCGGGCCGCCAAGGTGTTGCGAACGCGATCACGTTTTGAGCAATTCCGGCCCCTTCCTGCCGGTTTGCAGGTTCCGTTTCGCAACAGCTATGGTCCGGCCGGCGAGACCGCTCCCGCCTGCTCATGCCAGAGGCCTCGAGCAGTGGTGCATGCACCTCGCACGGGTACCCCTCGCCGCCCGGACCGCCCATACCCATAGGGACTCATGCCGGGTAGCTCCCGGTGGCCAAGGCATAAACGATGTAGCGTCTGCCGGCGTCTGCATCCCCGAAGCGGACCCGAGGCAGACGTGCCCGGACACCCGGTCTGCCGGCAGGGTCGAGTCCCGCCATAGCGAGAGCCGTCCCTCCGGGCGTGCGGTGTTCCGCCGCCCGGGGCCGGCGAGCTCCGCTGGTTCCACATCCGAGCGACGTTCATGAGGGAAATCGTAGTCGACAACTTCGCATGCGGCGGCGGCGCCTCCGAAGGCATCGAGACCGCCCTCGGCCGCCCCGTCGACATCGCCATCAACCACAACGCGAAGGCGCTGGCGGTGCACCTAGCGAATCATCCGCGCACGCTCCACCTGCGCGAGGACATCCGCGACCTCGATCCGCGCAAGGTCGGCGCCGGCCGGCCGGTGGGTCTCGGCTGGTTCTCGCCGGACTGTACGTTCCACTCCAAGGCCCGCGGCGGCAAGCCGTTCCGCGATACCGACCGGGCGCGCCGTGTCCGCGGCCTTGCGGGAACGGTGGTCTGGTGGGCGCGAGATCGGCGCCCGCGGGTCATCATGCTCGAAAATGTGGAGGAGTTCTCGGACTGGGGACCACTCCTCGAGAACGGCAAGCCCGACCCGGCCCGGCGCGGCCAGTCCTTCCGTCGCTGGCATCGGCGGCTCGAGAACCTGGGCTATCAGATCGACATGCGCCAGCTCCGCTGCTGCGACTACGGCGCGCCAACAAGCCGTCGACGTCTATTCGTCATCGCCCGCTGCGACGGCGAGGAGATCGTCTTTCCAGAAGCGTCCCATGGCCCCTGGCAGGGCGCCGCACCTTACCGGACCGCTGCGGAATGCATCGACTGGTCCATCCCGTGTCCGAGCATCTTCCTCAGCCGGGAGGATGGCCGAGCACTCGGCGTGCGGCGTCCTCTAGCGGATGCCACGCTTCGGCGGATCGCCCGCGGAGTCATGCGGTATGTGGTCGACAATCCGCAGCCGTTCATCGTGCCGCTCACCCATCATGGGGAACGTCGACTCCATCCGCTTGATGAGCCGGTACCGACCATTACGGCAGCGCATCGCGGTGAGCTGGCGGTCGTCACTCCATTCCTGACGGAGCATGCCAACGCCAGCACGCAGAGGAACTTCCGGGCCGATGAGCCGATGCGCACGCTTTGCGCTACGGTGAAGGGAGGCCATTTCGCCTTGGTCTCTCCGACCCTCATCAATACACGCAACGGCGAGCGAGAAGGGCAAGACCCGCGGGTGAGGGACATCCGACGCCCCTACCCTACGATCACCGCCCAGGGCTCACAGGGCGCGCTGGTAGCGGCCTTCCTGGCCCGGCACTACGGCGGGCACGAGAATGACGGCCATCCCGTCACGCAGCCCATGTCGACGATCACGACGCAGGACCATCACCATCTGGTCTCCTCGCACATCGTGAAGCTGAAAGGGACGTGCCGGGACGGCCAGCCGATCGACGAGCCCCTACACACGATCCAGGCGAGCGGGACACATTACGGCGAGGTCCGAGCGTTCCTCCTGAAATATTACGGGACCGACCAGGATCCGCGGCTCGAGCGACCGCTCGGGACCGTCACCACGAAGGACCGCTTCGGCCTCGTGACCGTCCGCGGCGAGCCCTACGCCATTGTCGATATCGGTATGCGCATGCTCGCTCCGCGGGAACTCGCCCGGGCGACCAGTTTTCCAGATTCCTACATCCTGGACCCTATCTATCAGGGCAAGCCGCTCTCGAAGACCGATCAGGTCTGGATGATCGGAAACGCCGTGCCGCCGGTCGTCGCCGAGGCCCTGGTCCGTGCAAACCTCGTGGAGCAGCTCGAGGAGCGCGCCGCATGAGAGCAGCCGTCTCGATAGCCGGTGAGCAACCGAAATGACCCAAAAGACTTACGAGATCGCTTATGCCGCTATAGATGAGGTAGCCAAAATGGAAGAAGCCGCCCAAGCACTGCCGGTCTGTACACTGACGATGCCGTTCAACGTGGTCATGGCATCCTATTGCGCAATCGGGCTAGCGATACAGTGCATGGAGGATCGCATCAACAATGATCTCAGACGCGACCGCCGTCTGCCTGGAGAACGAGAGCGAATCGAGCTTGCCAATTTGCGAGCGGCCAGCAACGAGTTGCTGAGCGCTTTGCGAGCAGAGACATCGGATACATCCACCCCACAACGTTCGGAGACACCATGAAAAGCGAAGCCGAGAAGTACGCAGAGATCACCACGGCCAAGTGCGCCGGCAAGCTGCACCTCCCGCCGAACTGCACGGAACGAGCGTTGCTTGAGGCGATAATTGCGATGGCGTGGCAAGAGGGCTACGGGGCCGGCATTGACGGGACCAGAAAGGCTGTAGACGCCGCCTTCGCCGCGCATGCCTTCGGGTAGTGCGACAGCGCCATGAAAAAGATTCGTTTTTATCATTGGTGGCTCTATCGACTGTTCATCTTGGTCTGGAATCCGATCCTTCGGGACCGACCGGCAATGCTCACTGGATTGGTAGTGGCAATCAACGACTGGAGACGTTCTCACAATGGATCATGACGGCGTGACCAAGTACGGCTTCATCTGGGGTCCAGTGGAGGTCATGCGGGCTTTCGCCGATGGCCGCTACCACACGCTCCTGATCAAGACGGAACACCGGGAGGTGCAGATATCCATCTCGCCGACTGGCCGAAGCGTCAGGGTGCATCAGACAAAGCGAATCGCTCTCAGCGCAGACGCGCCATGAATCTAAGGCGTATCCCGGCCAGCCGAAAGTCCGGGCGTTCAACACGGGGACTTTGCAGCCATGCAGATGTAGCCGCTAGAACCGGTCGCCGGCTCAGCCGGACGGCTATATTGGGGTCGGGGCCGGAATGGCTCCGACCCTCTCCAACCGCAGAAGCGAGTAAGCCATGAGCACGATTCCCGATACCCCGTGGACTCGGCTCGACAAGCTCATCGAGGAATACGTCGATGGCTACGAAATGGTCGATTGCGAGGACGCGAATGGCAATACAGGGGATTACTGCCCCACCGAGACCGAGCGAGGCATGATCCTAGACGCCGGCCAGGGCCTCATCGGCGACAAGGAGATCATCAACAAGCTGATCGAGGCGCACGAGTTCACGCGGGCCTATCGGCGCGCCAACGGCGAATGCGTGGACTGCGGACGAGTGCTTCCGGAGCATTGGGGCGCATGCTCCGCGTCAACCGTGTCCGGAGAGCAAAATGCTTGAATGCCCCCACGGCCAGCACCATTTCGTAAGCGATGGCACCGGCATTTGGTGCCGATTCTGTGGAGAGGCTATCGCGCTGGTCCGCAAGCGTCCCCGCGAGGAACTGCGGGAGGCGTACCCAATGCCTGCTGAACCACAGTCCGGTGAGCCTGAATTAAATACACCGAAATAGTTGACACGGCTGAATATCGGTGTATATTAATACCCATGGACGCAGCAAAATCGAATCGCAAATACCCCAGCTACACGCTGGCCCAGCTCGAAGCATTCGTTGCCGAGGGCCACGGGAATGACGTGATGGTGCAGGAGATTGTCGCTCGCAAGACCGGCCTCAGCACGGCGCTGGTGGTGCCTCAGCTCGACGGCGGCAAGGCGGTCGCGAAGGTGGGGCGCCTGTAATGGCGACGGCCAAGCGTGGAAGGGGGCGGCCCTCCCTGACCGGCGAACCGGGACGGCGATATCAGGTGACGATCCCGCCATCTGTTGCGGACAAACTGCGGCGCGATGGGGGCGGGTCGCTCTCAGCGGGGATCATCAAGGCAGCGAAGCGGAGAGCGGACAAATGAGCTTCAACAATGCGGTCAAAGATGGCTGGGGCCAGCCGGCAGGCTTTCGCTGTTTCGAGTGCGGCGGGGTCTTCCAGTCGATGTGGGGCGAGATTTGCAATGGGTGCCGCGAGAAAGATCGGCGACACCAAGATATTCTCGCGGCTATCAAAAGAGCAGCGGACAACCAATTCGAGCAACGCGATGACACTTGACGCCAAATGGCTCCCGGCCAATACCGGGGACAAGCACGCTCGGCTGCACCTATTCCGGCCTGACGCCCGGCCGTGGGTGATCGACCCCGATGCCCATTATCTGACGATGTGCGGCCGCGTCATGGGTATCGCAATTGCGCATATTGAGCCACCGCACCCGAAGTGCAGGCAGTGCGTGGCGTTCGAAACGCGAGCAGCGTCCCAACTATGACCGACTCAGAACGAATCGCGGTATTGCGCGCCACTCTGGAAAAGGCGAAGCGTCCGCATCATTGGTGCGACGATGCTTGGTACTCATGCCCGAAAGATCCAGAGGGCTGCTCAGATGAGGACCAGGGGACGGACTGCAACTGCGGCGCAGACAAATTCAACGCCGAGATTGATGCCGTTCTGAATCGCACTGCGGATCAACCGTCATGAAGTCTCGCAAGTCGCGCCAGAAAGCTGATGCGGAGATCGCCAGGAACCATGCAATGTTCCGCGACTGCGTGGCCGCTAGTTTCCCGAAGACATCAATAGATGGGCTGCTCCGGTGGTTCAGGATGGATGAGAGCGGCGAGAAGTACGCGCACATCGAGATACAGGAAATGTGGACGGGCTGGAATCTCCATCGCGACTTCGCGAGCCGGCAAAAAGCAGCGGATCAACTAACGGCGACTCAAGAGAACAAAAATGGGCTGTGACATTCATTGCTATGCCGAGAAGCGATCCGGGACCGGGTGGGCTCAAGTCCAGACGACACCAAAATCCTTGGATGTTCGGTCCTACGGGATATTCGGCTTCCTGGCAGACGTTCGGAATTATTCGGCCGTGCCGCCTATCGCCGCGCCTCGCGGCTTCCCAGCCGATGCCAGCCCGGAAGTGATAAAGAGCTATGAGTACTGGGGTGTGGACGCGCACACGCCCTCGTGGCTCACCATAGACGAGTTAGCGGCCTTCGACTACGAAGCGGAAGTTGAGGATCGCCGCTACACGCGGCAGGACGGCCCCAACTGCTTCAATGGTGGAGCAACCTGCGAGCCTGGCAGCGGAAAGAGAATGCCGTGGAGGGAGTTTTTGGGCGACCGGTTCATGGATGAACTCAAGCGCCTGAGAGACGCCGGTGCTGAGCGGCTAGTGTTCTGGTTCGACAATTGAGCAGCGGATAACTCATCCGAGTGACGCATGGGCAATCTTCCCTACATCGTAAATGTGACGACTGCCGCGCCGGCGCCGATCGTCTACCCGCCGACTGGCGATGTCATTCCGCCCTTCGTGAGGCTCGAAGACTGTTTGCTGTCGCTGCGAGTTTGCCTCCTGCATGCCATGCCGCCCTACCTGAGTTTCAAGGCCGAGATGGAATCTAGCCACGGTCGCACCGATTACTTCATCATGCCGAGGCGACGCTGGCCGAGCCCGTCAGGGACGGTCGTCATTGATTACGACTGGCTGTTGGCCTTCTGCGATCCGGGCTTTCGGCTTCCCATTCGAGAAGCCCTTCTCGCGCGCATTCAATCGGCGACCGATCTGGTGGCTGCGCACATCGACGTCAGTGAGTTCGAGCAATTCCTTGGGCAGATGATCACTATGGCCAGCCTGCATAATGCGGCGAGTTGCCTTCGGTATCAGGACACGCGCCGGCAGTCTGAGGGGCGTCCCGGCTTCGTGGCGCTCCTGAAGCACGGCATGGGGCTAGAGTCCGTGTTGCCCTTCGAGCACATCCATTGGAGCGGCACCATGAACGAGATCACCGCCGAGAGATTTACCGCCGCCGTGGGGCGCGCTCCTGAAGATGACGACCTAGACCGTTGCAACTGCCGGGATGCCGGCAAGATTGGTCATTCAGGCTGCGGCTGGTGTCAGGAGTGCGATAGGCCGCGCTTCATCTGCGGTCATCCGCTTGCAGCTCCGGAAACGTTGCGGTGATATAACTCATGACCGCAACGTCACAATCTGAACGCATTGAGCGGCTGAAAGAGCTGTTTGCAGAAATGTCAGAGAAAGAGCGTAGAGACGCTTTCTACGAGCTGAGTTCGCTTTGGTGCCGGTATTGCGGCAGCAAACAATCGCGCGGCGGCTGCCAATGCATGAACGACGAGTGAGATTTGCCAGAAACAACCGACAGGGCTAAAGTCGGTGGCAAGCGACGGTCGTCGCAGGGTGGGATTTTTAGAACAAGTCTAAAATTGAGCCGGTGGGCTCGGAGTGGGTTATGGTGGGAATAAGAAGAATTCCGTCTCTAGACGGTGCGCGCGCGCTGTCCATAGCTCTCGTCATTACAGGACACGCCAATTGGAACAAGGTGTATCCCATTATCTGGCGCTTCGAATATTGGAATCTCGGCGTGCGTATCTTCTTCGTGATCTCTGGATTTCTGATCACGACTTTGCTGCTTGAGGAGTACAAGCGCACTGGACGTGTCAGCCTCCCGCAATTCTACGTGCGCCGGGCATTCCGTATTCTGCCTGCAGCCTATGTCTACGTAGCAGTCATTGTTGCCCTGATTCCGCTAGGCGTGCGCATGGAATACGGCGATGTTCTGCCCGTCGTTTTCTACTATGCGAACTATGTCGGGCATCATGGGATGTCGGACGTTGGCCAATTTTGGTCTCTTTCGGTCGAGGAGCAGTTCTATTTCCTCTGGCCCGCAGCGCTGGCGTTTCTCGGCATTCGTCGCGGTCTCTACGGCTGCTTGGCGCTACTTATCCTGGCCCCGGCATTTCGGTTGATATCTAGTGTAGGACTATTACCGCCAACTCCCGGTTCTTTCGAGACGGTTTGCGATGCACTGGCGACCGGATGCCTTCTCGCCATGCTCCGCGATGAACTCTGGAGCTTGAGCCTGTATCGCAGACTCATCGAAGGACCTGGCGCGCTGATAGTGGCGCTGAGCGGCATCATTCTGTCGTGCCGAGGCATCCCAACTCAGATTATCAGTGTCGCCGGTATTCCGATTCTCAACATGGGGGTAGCGATGCTGCTCGATCGCTACATGCGGATGCCACAGACCGTGACCGGACGTATATTGAATCTGGCCCCAATAGTGTGGATAGGAACAGTTAGCTATTCGCTTTATCTGTGGCAGCAACCTTGGATGTTCAGCAGGCTGCCCATGGTGATCAGAATCTCGGGCGCGTTCGTATGCGCAGCTCTTTCCTTATATCTAGTCGAGAAGCCAATGCTGCGGATGCGAAGAAGACTCCACGCCAGGTCTCAGTTGACCCCAATGCTGCCATCGGTATGAAGGTAGCTTTTGGTCGAGCAATCCGGAGTGCCTAGCGTGCCGTTCGTCAGGCGGTAAGTCCCGCTGCTGCCATTGGGAATGCTGATCGCGCCTGCCGAGGTGATGCCCGAATGAGTGCATCCAGAAAGCGGCAAGAATGCAGCTACTACTGAAGCTGAGCTATTGGCGCTGCTTGAGGTCACCCCGCCGCTGATAGATGAGCCGGTCACGACAGACGCCCAAGTAGCCGTAGGGCCATTTGTGTTATACGAGTCCTGCTGCACAAAACTGTTGGTGAATGCCGAATAGGTTAACCCAGTACCGGCTTGGCTCACGCCAAATATAACTAGATCACTCGCGGCGGGACTGATTGAGGCGGTGGTAATCGATGTGTTGGCATGTGCGGCGATCGCTGAGACCGTATCGCATGCGCCGGTACCGCTCCACTCACTGATGAACAAGGTGAGGTTAGAGGTTGCCGACATTGTGACGGTAACCGTATGGCTGCCTCCTGAAGCCGCTTGAATGTAGTAGATACCAATCCCTGGATTATTAGTTCCGCTATACGCAGCGCAGGCGACTACTGAATTTAAATTGTCGGTGATCGAACTCAGCGTCGTATTGTTGTTCGCATCAACCTGGATAATCAGGGTGTCATTGGCGGTGACGCTACTGACGGGTGAAATGGCGCAGCTCGTTGCAGAGGCGCAATAATTCTTTGTGTTCTGGATTTTTGCCGGAGTGGCGAATGCGAGTCCGCCCGCCAGCAGAATCAGGAGTGCGACTAGGATTTTCTTCACTGAATTTGCGCTCCTGCCTTACCTAAATAACCACTAGCGCACGCGCCGGTCAAAAGATTGCTGCCATTGAAGATCCCGCCAGCCGCTTGGCACACGCCATCAGAAGTTGGCGTGGCCGAGCTAACGTTGCTCGGGAAAGTCCCTCCTACCCAACCGCTGCCGCTGTTGAAGCTGATTGCCTGCGTCAATCCGGAGCCGAATTGTACTGCATTGGAACTGAACCAGAATGGGCCGTTGCCGGTAGTGCTCGTTTGGCTTACGCCCTGACCAGTGCCGACCACCGAATTGCGATAGACGAAAACATTGGTTGTCGTTTCTTGGGATTCATTGTAGGCCATTCCGGGGGTTGTCGGGTTGGCTCCAGTGCTGACAATAATATTGTAACAATCCTCCATGTAGCTATTAGTGAGCCCATCGGCGACAAACCCTCCCTGCCAGAAGATGTAGTTTGACTCTCCACTGGAAAAATCATATCTGTCAGTCCAATAGGTGTCGTCCAGCTTCCGTCCGTAGGCCGATCCCCCGCCGGTCCCAGATCCCTCAAAAGTATCAAATTCGGCTATGCCATAGTTAGTTTTGAAGGCGTCGTATAATCCAATCCCTTGGAAGTTTCCGGGGCGATTCTGTTCATTGACTCCACGCAGGACGACATAAGAGCGCGTGATCGTGCTCCCGGGGTCCTCCAGATCAATGGTCGTAGAATTACCACTTCCGGTATTTGTCCCCGGATACGCATTGGGGATTGAGACATTGTCGTAAGTGAGACGCCCGTTGGAGTAGCCGTCCTCTAGGTAGCTGAAATTCGTTGTAGTTGGCGGATATCCAGTGGGGGTGCCAACTAGAGATATACCCTGAATGAAATTGTCACTTGCATCGTTGTAGAGGAACAGCGATTCGCCCTTGTCGGATACTGTGGCGGCAAGGTTGGTAATATCGATGCTCGGGGTATTCGGATCTCCCGGAAACCCTAAGATCGCGATGGGATTATTCTTGCCGCTGAGCGTGATCCCTGGATGGGTGCCTTGGTCGTAATCCTCGTAGTTTGTGGCCGGGTTCAAGCCGCGCAGATATGCGATAGCTCCAGGATAAGTGGAGCAGCCACTAGGGAATGCGACGCAGCCGCTGCTGCCGTAGAGTTTCGAGAGTGAATTCCAAGGTGAGGTAACGGTCCCGGACCCGGTTGAATCGCAGCCCGAGCAGGTTGAATCGATGAATACGAAGCCAGCTTTGAGACTGCCGCTGACTGATTCTGTCGTCGATCCGGTGGCGGCATAAGCGATTGTGTAGGTTCCGGCCCCTCCGGTGGTCCCGCTGACCTGAGCTGTGATCCAGTCATTGGCGGGGAGGTCGCCGCCTGATTCTGTGAGCACGGTCCCATAGGCGAGAGACCCTGCCGATACCGAATTGACTACAACGGTTGTCGTTCCGTTCAACGTTGCATTTGCAGTGGCCGTGCTCGTCGCATAGGAGGCGGCCGTGCTCAGGGTGAATGCGATGGTGGTCGATGCGAAATCTTGCCCGGTCACCAATACTGAAACAGTGCCCGTCCAGGCGCTAGTGATATTCCCTTGCGGAGTCCAGCAAAATTCGTCGTAGCCGGCCGCAAGCATCTGTGCTGGCGTGTCTCCCGGTATCCAATATGACTGAGCGATGTATGAACCCGGAGGTCCCGAGAGGAGCGTGAAGACGTAAGGGTACGCACCACCTTGCGCCTCGATAGGGATACAACCTTGGACAGAGTGCGTGCTGTCCCAGAAAAACCAGTGTTCCCGCGCGTAGCTCCTCGTCTCAGAGTCGGGACGCGGAAAGATCACGGTCATCGGTAGCTGCGCGGCTACCCAGTGACTCGCAGGGAGGAAGCCTGTCGGTAAGCCACCGGAGAATCCCAGACGCGGCGGGATCGCGCTCGCGGTGACCCATGCTATGAGCGCGAACGCTATGCCAGCGGCGCGAAGGAACTTCATCATAGCGAGCGCGGATGGCAGGCCCAGCTAATCCCATCCGTCCCGCCTGTGACAGCGGCGCCCGGTATCGGTATCGTCGCGGTGGTCGTCGTGTCCGCACTCGCGCCCCACTTCCCGAACCACGTCCCTGCGGCCTGCAGGGTCTCATCGTCCACCGAGCAGTCGAAGCCAAGCGGATCGGTGAAGCCCGTGGCTCCATTCATGGTGATCACGATCGAGGTGCAGGGACCCGAGGCGAGATTGAACTTGCCGGCGAAGGGGCCGTTATTGACGCTCGTTGGCGTGCAGCCGGTGGCGACCATCGTCGCTGCCGTATGGGCCGCGAGGTATGCCTGCATCTCAGACGGAATCGCGAGCGCCCGCAGTTGCTGGCCGACGGGGGTGTCCCAAGCGACGACATTCCAGGTATTAGTCGCGGTCTGCTGGATCTGGATGAAGCCGTACACCCCGCCCAGGGAATAGGTCTGAGTGGTCGATGAGCCGTAGGCCGCTGAGGTGAGCGTGACGCCGCTCCCTGAGCATCCCCCAGTACCGGCCGGGTCAAGGCTCGTGACGCCCGTGCTGACTTCCTGGACCGTCAGGAGCGTCCCGACGGGATAGGCCACGCTCGAATTCGGCGGTACGCAGACGATGTTCGATGAGGCGTTACCCATCGTCACGGAGATATTGGCGTCCCCGAGGACGAAGGTATAGGTCGTACCGGTCTGCGGATTCGATGAGGCGGAGTTCAGGACGCCGATTTCCTGAGCCGGAGTGAGCCCGTTCGGCGCGCCGGTCGAGCCGGAATTATTGGCAAGCGTTGTATTGTTAGCGATCGAGGGAGTACCACCGCTACACCCGCTTGTCGTCAACGCCCCTCCCGTACCATTGGGGCACACCGGAGAGGTGCCGGCAGTGAGGGCGGAATCGATGAGGCCAGCGAAAGTATTGGTGCCCGAGAAAGTCTGCGTGGCCGAGAGAGTGGGCAGGCTGACCGCGAGGGCGGTATTGAGATTGGCAAGAGTGGGGGTGGCGAGCCAAGTCCCTACGCCGCTTCCCAGGCCCGCGAGGCCGGAGATCGGGAGATTGGTGAGGTTTGCCGCGCTACCACTGGCAGGCGTCCCCAGGGCGCCTCCGTTGACCACAAAGGCCCCTGCACTGCCTACGTTCACCCCAAGGGCGGTCTCAACGCCGGTCCCGAATCCGGAGAGTCCGGTGAGCGGGATGGCAGAGAGGAAGTTCGCCGGGATCGTGAATGAGCTGCTGTAGCTCGTACCGTAGCTCGAGGAGCCGGTGTAATTTACGATGCCGGCGCCACCGGAGGGGTAGGTGGCAAGCGAAACCCCCAGGGCGGTATTGAGATTCGCAAGGGTCGGGGTGGTAAGCCAGGTCGGGATGCCGGTCCCGGGGGTAAGCGTCGCCAATGCGCCAAACGCAGTCCCGCCAGTCTTCGTGCAGGTAATGGCTCCCGCGCTTGTGAGTGCGCAGTCCCCTGACAACGTGACGGGCGCGTAGGCCGTGCCGCCGGAATTGCCGACGGGGAGTTGTCCGGTGGTGGGTACGGTTGCAGAGCCTGTGCCCCCGCTCGTTGCGGCAAGCGTATTTGAGAGTGAGCCTGCGGAGCCGGTTGTATTTTGATTGAGTGTCGGGATATCCGCACTGACCAACGACCGCGGCGCGAGCGCCCCCGCCGAGCCATTGGGGCTCGCCAGCACCTCATTCGCCGGCTCCGAAGTGCCCGTCACGGTGAACGTGCCGGCGCCGGTGATCGGTGAGCCGCCGACGCTGAGCCATGGCGGCATCGTGAGCGCCACATTCGTAACCGTGCCCGATCCGGCTGGCGCCTGGCAGCTCCCGTCGCCACGGAGGTACGTCGAGCTATTGCAGGGGCCCGACCAAAGTCCAAGCACATCGCCAGAGGACGCGGCGCTATACGCACTGCCGGCATTGCCCTTCAAGATGCCGGTGACCGTGCCGGCCTCGCCAGACCCACCATAGGCCGGCGCCAGCACCGAGCCGTTCCAGACGCCGGAGGTGATGGTACCGACGGTCGCAAGTGCGGAAGCTGATGTGAGCGCATTCAGGATCGTCGGGATGTCAGCCGAGACGAGCGCGCGATATCCCGGGGTGCCGGAGGAGCCATTGGGGGAGACAAATACTTGGTTCGCGCTCTGAGATGCGAGCGAGACGGTGAAGCTACCGGCATCCGTGACCGGGGAGCCGGTGACGGTGAACATCGACGGCATCGAGATCCCGACGCTCGTCACCGACCCGCCTCCACTGCCGCCGCCGGTCTGGCAGGTGCCATCAGCGCGCAGGAAAGTGGTTGAGTTACAGGGCCCCGACCAGAGGCTGATGATGGCCGATGAAGTCGCGGGCACGAAGCCGGCGCCAGTGCTCAAGGCAAGACCGGTAAAGGTCGGCACCAGAGTGATCACCGGTGTCGTGGTGGGGCTTGAGACGGTGCCCGAGAGGCCATTCGCTGCGGCAACTGAGACTGTGGTGACAGTGCCGCCTCCGCCGCCCCCTCCACCCGCGCAATTCACCGTCTGATTGGGCCATGCGCCCGTAATCGTGCAATTGGCGCCGGCGATGAGGCCCGGGGTCTGCGTACCCGTACCGCCCGCGGCGATCGGCAACACGCCAAAGATCCCGCCATTGCCCGCGCCCGCGAGATTCACGGGCGGGATATCGGTCGCCACCAGAGCTCGCAACCCCACTGGCCCACTCGCCAGCGCCGGACTCGCCAGCACTTGGCCCGCTGGCTGTCCGCCCGCCGCGGTCACCCCGAGGATGCCAGCAGAGGTGATGGGGGAGCCCGAGACGGCGAGCCATGGGGGAAGCGTCAGCCCGACGCTCGTGACGGTGCCAAAGCCGCAGGGCTGCCAGAGGGCAGCCGTACCATTGTTTGAAAGGCAGGTACCATTCACCAGTGGCGGCAGAAGCTGAAGAAGGAAGCCGTTTGCGGCCAGGTACTGCGCAAGCTGAATGGGCTCAATATTGACAGCGACGCCAGCAGTGCTTTGCGCGGGGATGCGTTCACCACCGAGTACGGTAGCGATGGTCGGGAACACTCCGGGACCCGATCCGGGCCAGGTCTGGGCGGTGGCTGCGCAGGAAGTGAGCGCAAAGGAGGCCGCCGCCGCCAGTGTCAGGGCGAACTTTCGCATGGGAAATTCCTAAGAGGAGTTATTCGGTGAGAAGGCCGGCTGGTGTCGGGGCCTTGCGAGCGCCGAGTCCCCAATACATGCCGAGCACATCACCAGGATCGATGTTAGTGAACGGCACCAGCACGTCGTGGCCGAGGACGGCGCCCTTCCACATGATCCAACTACCGAGCGCCGAACAGAAAAAGTTCTGTGCGCGCTTCCAGGAGTTGTCGATCTGGTCGGTTACAAAATCCTCGATGCCGCGAAAATCGTATGGACGATTAAGAACGGAGCGCGCCATCGCCTCAACTGCGCGAGCCTGTTCAGGCGTGCAGGGAATCTCGAGCCACAAACATTTTTCGCCCTTCAAGTACGAGATCGGGCGAATTTGGACCCCGGCCGGTACGCCGCCGACAACATTCAGCCGCGCATCTATGACGTGCGTTCCACCAGGCAAGACGATGGCCACGCAATGCGCCCAGTCTGACTTCGCGAGCCATCTGATCCACCAGGCGCCGAATCCCCCGCCCTTCGTCAGGCCGACGGTGATCACCGCTGTACGGGCTTCCTGGTGCGGTACAGACCCAGTCAGATCCGCGATCGTCTTCGCGACACTGCGGGGCTTGCGTTTGGTCGTGCGGATCATGCGGCTTCCTGTGCCTCGACCTGCTGAACTGCAGCAAGCATGGCATCGAGGCTAAAGCCGGCCGGCGAGGTCCCGCCAGCGCGAACGAATCCCGGATACACAGCCAAGTGAGCCTCGTCCAAAAACTGCGAGTTCATCACGAGCGGCCAGGCCACCGGCTGCAGCTTGCCCCACGTGACGATCCACGCGTAATCCCCGTCGTACTTGACGATCGGAACGTCATGCCCGCCGGCATTTGGATCATTCGGATCTGCGGCCGTTTCCCACGGTTGCCCCGAGTCGAACTGCTGCTCCATCTGCTGGTCGACAATAATCCCCAAACGACACGCCCCGAATACCTGCACCGCCCAGCGAAGGTGCGCGGCATTCGTCGGGTCAACCGGTCCGGTCGCTGCGGACTTCTGTCCGCAGAGCCCGGTCGACATCATGTATTGCTCCATCGATGTCTCATCACATCCCTGGTCCGTCGCCGAATTTCCCGGCACGTATCCCCCGACCGCACTGTAGAGCGCCTGGATCTCATCCTTGGTTGGAATGACGATGGCGCCAGCGTTGGCGCTGTGCACCATGACTTGATGCCCAGAGTCCTCGCAAACGCAGTCGCCCTCCGTATCGTTCCACCAGCAAATCCAGCCGTCCGGACTCTGCGATGTGACCGCCGAAACATAGTCGTCACTTACGGTCGGCGGACTTCCAAGGGAAGCAAGCGCCTGATGCATGGCTAGCGCCAGGCGCATCGTCCTTCGCGTGTGGACTGCGGGGAGACGGCCGCGTTTGTACATGCTCACGACAGAGCGCTCGCGACGTAGGTGTACTCGCCGCCACTCGTATCCAGCCCGCACGTTGTGGTGAACGTGTGCGGAGGCTGGTAGTACGGAATGGATGGCTGTACGTACGGCACCAAAACCGGCTGCGGCTGCACGTAGATCGGCGGGTATACGATCTGCGGCGGTCGCGCCTCCAGTTCGCGAACCCGCCGCTCCAGCTCTCCGATGCGATCAATGAGATCCTCGGTTCCCTTGCGCAGACGTTTTGCGGCCATGGCTACTTCGTCGCCACGCTGTACTGCGTGATTGCAGCGCCGGCCGACGCCGAGATGCCAGCACCAGTATCGGTAGCGACCTGTTCCAATGTCGGAAGCCACGCGGCGGCGCCGGCCTGAATCTGGAGCCACGGCTGCGCGAGCGACCAGAGATTGGTGGCGAACTGCGCCATGGCGGCATCACTCAGCTTGGAGATTGCCGTCTGCACCTGAGCGCTGATCTCGGTGAAGTTGCCGGTGCCCACGGCTGAAAAGTACGCCCCGATGGAGGCGGCAGTCTGTGCGCGCGCCAGCTTGTCAGCGTTCGTCGTGCCTTTGCTGATCTCAACGGCAGTAGCTGCTTCGGCGATGAGATAGACGGGAGAGTTGGTAGCCATAACTGTCATGCCTTCGGTTGCGCCGGCTGAGCCGGCTGTGGAGGGTTTGAGGCCAGGACCGCCTTCGCCTGGACGTAGGTCTGCGCTGTCACGTGGCCCCGCCAATAGGTCAGTACGGCGATGGCACCCAAGCAGCCCTTGGTGTATTTGTCGGGAATGAAGCCGCCCTCAGCGAGCACCGCTAAAGTGCCGCCGGTGACCGCGATGATGCGCGTCCAGCTATTGTTGAGCGCGTCCCAAATATTGGTCGCGAAATCCCAGAAAGTCATTGCGCCCCCGCCGTGACACCCGTCACGATAAGTGGAGTCTGTTGAGTGACGATCGGTGGCGCCGATGCGACCACGTAGCTGATCTCGGCCGATACCGGCCCCGATACCCCGCCAGCGACAGCCGTCACTTCGATGACGACCGTAGCGCCGATGGTGTACCCCGGAAGCGTCACCCTCGTGCCCGTCACATTCTGTTCAAGCGCGGGTGAGCCCTCGGACCCCGGGCCGTTCGTGCCGATCGCAACGTTGTAGGTGACCGGATTTGAGCAGGTAACTGTGACCGTGCCGGCCGTACACTGCGTGACAGGATTCCAGCGCACGACGACATTGGCAGTGGTCGGCGTCTGCGCATGCGCCACCGACACGAGTAGCGCCGCGAGCGCCAGCAACGGCGCGTAGCGCTTCTTGACCACGATGTGCCCGCGAAGGATGAGCCAGCAGAATTTCAGGTATTTCATGAATACATCCTCACCTGCATGAGTTTCCATCGCCCGCGGCGCTTACGTACCGCCTCATCGCTCAGCACCGGAGCCGCAGCCGGCGAGAGGATCTGCGGCAGTAGAGCGTGATGCGTTGCGCGCCACGCGAAGGCGATCGGGTCAATGAGGGGGGCTTTCTTTCGCACTTTAGATAGTCTGTTGAATGATGAGCGAGTGCGCCATGATGTTTCCAAGCAGCGCTCGCAGCTTCGTCATGGCGTCCTGCGACTCCAGGACCGCCGGCTCAAGACGCCCTGTTTTGGGATTGAGCAACTCACCGAGCGATAAACCAACCAAAATGCAGCCCAGTGAGTCCGTCGTCCAGTTTCCAGGATGCATCTCTATCGCCGACCGGGCGCCTTCTGGCACAAGGCCGTGGCCGTAGACGCCAAGTGCCGGATTGTGTAAACGATAGACCAAGCCCTTCTCGGGCGACTCGTAGGCACTCAACTCGTATTCGCCCGCCGGCACGCACGACTCATCAGCCGCGCCATCTAGCCACGGTAATTCCATCGTATGCATCGTCTCGCCGGCGACAAGAAGGGTGCCTTCCGTGTGGGCGCCATCCTGTAGGATGCGCTGCAGCGTCAATAACATCACTTGTCCTCTAACTTATCGACGCGCTCTTTCAACACCTCGACCGCGCGTATGTAAGGTTCGACCTGCTCGTGCTTCCATCCGCGTAGATCCAGAATGTCCTTCTCATTACGCACTACGCGTATCAATAGGCCAGTCTTCGTCACCGCATCTTCCATCTGATCAAGCCTCACGCCCAACCCCTTGCGCCATTCCTCGCTCGAGCGCTTCCACTCCCCGAATGCACCAAGGAAAAACTTCGATGATCCCCACCACGCGAGGATCGGGCTCGCAATGGCGACCGCAACCGCAACGATGGTAATCCACAGTTCCATTCACTGACGTCCTCGGCGAGTGTTGATAATCTCGCGGCTCTTCAGCACCGCGATGTCAGAGCCGATGGAGCCTAATGCCGCCGCCATGGCGCCGCGATGCGATTCCGAGCGATCATCCTGGCGCTCAAGGTGTGCTTTCAGCTCATCGAGCGTGCCTTGGATTGATTTCTGGCGCACCTCGCACGATTCCTCGTGGGCATGGATTTGCGTGGCGTTGCGGGCCACGCGGCCCTCCAAATGCCGAAACCACGCAATTGCACCGGCCGCCTGTGTCACAAGAAAACCCGCGATGCCGGTGACGAGCCAGCGGATATAGGCATAGATGACAGTCGAGTCGTTCACGCCGTTCGCCTCCACATCCTCACCACCCGGTAAGGCTGCAGATTGTTGTGGGGCGAGGCAGGCCCTGTTCCATTCAACGCAGCGCCGCTCAGTGTGGTCGAGTTGACATACGGCGCGAGCGTGTTGTCGTAATCGGTACTCTCGGAGCCTATGTTGCCGTTGAGACTACCGAGGTTCTTATATTGCGTCGCCACCGGCGCCACGACGCTCGACTTTTCTATGTAGTAGCAGTCCTGAAAGGCTAAGGGCGGGATCTGCTGCGCCACCAATGTGCAGGTGTCAGCGCCGCCAGTTTGTCCAGTCGTCGCGAAATTTGTATCGGAAGGATTACGCCCTACCAACACGACGCCTTGAACTTCAGTCCAAGTCTGCCAGGTGAACACGGCGCCCGGGCTCGTCGTGTCGCTCTCCCACATCACATAGGCGCCGATCGGGTAGATGAGGTTGGTAATCGCCTGCTCGAGCCCTGTGATATTGGTCGGCAGTTCCGTGATCTGAAACCCAGTGCCGTCGTAGACGAATGTCGCAATGCCGGTGGCAAGGAGCGCCCCGACCGCTGGTGCCGCCCCGCCAGGAAGGTAGGCCGAGAGTGCCCCGACACCATCATTGAATGTCACCGTTCCGGAGGTGTTCGTGTTGGCGATCTTGACCCGCAGCGGCGTGCCGACGCTGTGGGCGGTGAGCGCGGGCGTGAAGACGGCCGAGTAGGCATTGGCGCTACCTGTGTCGGCCGCATAATTCCCCGCCTGCTGCTGCACATCCTCGGCCTGGGCGGCATCTGTCATTCCAAGTGCCGTCGGGAAGAGGTTTACGAAATCACCCGCACTCCAGGCAAGTGCGGTCGTACCTTCCTGGCCCCGGACTATCGTCGTGAAGGTATCGGTGCTGCGAGCCTTGCACGTGCAGGTCTCGTAGATGGAAGAGTTTCCATTCTTGACGAGCGTGAACTGGAACGAGTCTCCAGCACTGACTGGATTGGGGAATAGCGCGCCGCCGCCAGACACTACCGAGAGGCTCGTCGCGCTCGATGAGATCGAGGCGGCGAGCGTTGTCGAGGCATTGTTGGAATAGAGTTTGCGACCCATTCTATGTGACCTTTTATGGGACGTAAGAGAAGTAGAAACTGATTATTCCGATGCCGCCCGCTACGCCGGCGCCGACTCCAAGGCCGCCATTGCCGCCAGCGCCCTCACTTGAGATGTGCACTCCGGTCTGCCCCGTCCCGCCGGATCCGCGTGAGTTAAGTCCGCCCGCGGTGCCGGAGTTGAATGCCGTGTTGGCCTGATTGCCGCCCGACGGCGCATTCCCTGTATTGCCTCCCGGTGCGGTCATCGTCGTAATGCTGAGGGTGCCAGAGGAGATCGAAGCCGTGCCCCCGGCTCCGGGGGCGCCGAAGTTATCGCCCGGGCCACCAGCGCCTGGAGAGCCAATGGACCAATTTAAGGTCTGGCCGGCGTGACACGAATAGAGCGAGCGGCAATAGGTCCCACTGTCCCCGCCCTCACCGCCAAAGCTCTGGCGAGTCGAGCTATCGAAAAATCCGCCCTCGCCACCCCCGCCTGGGCTTGCCACTTCCAGGAGGACGGTGTTATAGCCAGACGGGACCGTCTGCGTGCCACTGCCAGAAGTGTGCGTCGCTTGAGTTGGCGATGGCGGACTGTACGCAAACGATACCGGCACATTTACTGTCGTCTGTTGCCCCAACGAATCAGTGACGGTGCATTTGCCCGTTCCAGTATCCGTATTCCCTGCGCTCATACCGGAAGCGGTAAATGTCGTCGTCGCGGAGGACGGCGAATTGATCGACTCCGTGGCGCCGTCGGTATGTGAGATCCAGGTGAACGTCCAGGCATAGCGGTATGGCGATACACCGCCGCTGGCGGTCACAGTGACCGCGCCTGTCGTTAGGGGCGTCGAGCTGCTCGTCACCGAGAGCGATGTCGGACTCGCCGAGGCTGATGGCAGGCTCGCGCGCGCCACGCTCACCGCGCAGGTTTCCGTAGCATGCTGCCCATACGCATCGGTCACGGTGCAAAGAAGTGTGCCGGAATCAGTCGCGCCGGCGGAAATGCTCGCGATCGATAGTTTCGTTTCACTCGCCGCGGGGCTTGCGATGGTGATGCCGGCCCCGCCAGATTGCCATGTCCAGGCAGTCGTAAATGGCGCGCCGCCTCCTGAGATTGTCGGCACGATCTCGACACTTGCCCACGTCGAGGTTGCAATCGTCGTCGAGATGGAACTCGGGGCGAGGCTCACCGATGGCACTGAGACATTCCTGATCGTGACACTGACAGTCGCCATGGCGGTCTGCGAGGTCGAGGTGTCGGTCACCGTGCAGAGCGCGATTCCAGTCAACGTCGCGCCGCGGCTCATGCCGGTAGCGGTCCAGGTTGTCGACTGCGCTGAAGGTGAATTAGTCGTGATACCAGTGCCACCAGATGCCCAAGTCCATGCGAAGGTGTACGCACCTGAGCCGCCGTAGACCGAGACATCAGCCGCGCCAGTGGAAAGCGTCGTCGCGATGCCGGTCACCGATTCGGAGCTCGGATTAACCGTCGCTGTCAGGTGCGTGACGACATTGCCTGCATAGGTGTACTGCAACGGCAATTCGAGCACGCCGCCTGTGAATGCCGCGTTGAATATCTCAATGATGCCCGGCGCCAACTGTACGAGGCTCGAGATGTACGGCTGATTGATCGAGACTGTGAGCACGCCGCTTGCGACCTGAACGCCGATCGCCTGAGTGTTCTCGGTTCCGATGACGAAAGAAGGATCGTTCGGGTTGACATCAAGTCCGTTGGCCCCAAGCAAAAACCGCATGATCCGGCGTTTAAGCCACATCATATTGAAGCGCTTGCCATCGCCCTTGTAGAAATTCCACGTCAGGATGCGCTTGAAGACGTCATCTGTCAGCGTGTAGTACGTGATCGAGGGCGGCGTAAACGAGTTCAGTGTCGCGGTGTTCAGCTCCTCAGTGTTGAGCGGACCCAGTGCGCCACTGGTTGTTTGCGCGAGGCTCATACGCGGCAGGCCGTAAAGTCCCTCTGCCACCCAGTCGAGAAGGTCGCCCGTCAGAGCCGGATAAAACGGCAGATTGACCGAGCTGAACCAATCGACATAGGTCTGCGTCGCCGCGTTGTAGGCGGCGAAGAACGCCTGAATGTCATCATCATCAGCATACTGCTTGTAGACATAGGCCGGGATCGTCGCCGACAGGAGCGGCTGCGGAGGATTGTCGGCCATCAGCCCTGCACCACTGTGATTGCGGTCGCCGCACAGGTGAAGTAGCTCTCAGGATCCCCGGCAATGCTGGAATACCCAGTAGCGGGCGGTGTCAACGTGCTGTTGATGAAGACCGAGAACACAAGCCTCGTGAGCAGGTTCGGATCGAGTACGGCGGCAATCGACTGCTGAAATATCGCGGTGAGCTCAAGTAAGTTGATCGGCTGGCTGACCGAGAGCGCATTGATGTAGGCCGCCATGGGCGCGATTGTGAGACTGGGGAATGCCGCCCCGCCTGAGAAACTCGACGCCGAGGTATTCCATGTCACAGTCATCGTGACGACCTGCGCGGGAGGCGAGACCCATTCGACGGTGTAGATATCCGGGTAATCGATGACGTTCGCTGTGACATTGCGCCCTGAACTCACCGCCGAGCCCACGAGTTCACTCGGATCAGCCACCGATTGCAGGATCGCGAGCGCCATCACATAGGGGTCGAACGTGCCCCCGATGATGACCCGGATGCCCGGGCTTGCCTGCTGCACATTGATGAGCCGCGGCACGATGCCCGGTACCTGCCCGGACAATGTCTTGATAAACCGCGCGGTCCCGACGCAGGCGGCGAGCCCCCCTTGCAGCACCCGCGCGCGGTAGGACTGCCACGACTCTACCGCGGTCGCGGGATTGCCGGCGGACGGGTTGGTCACGGTGAGCGTGTAGGAGCCCGGCACCGAGGTTCGGATCGCAGTCACCGTACTCGCGCCCGGAACCACGGTCTGGCTCGAATTGACCGCAATGGCCGTGACAACTGCCGAGGGGCCCGATGAGGGCACGATCACCGGCGCGTTGGTCGAGTAGGTGTAGGTGCCATCCGAGACCAGCGTCCCCTGCGTCACGAGGTAGCCCGGCGTCCCCGTGAACGTCACCCCGACATTGACGAATGTCGGCGTTCCCATCGGGATTCCAGCGACCGTACCCAATTGCAGCAGTAGCGGCTGATTCGATCCGTTTGGCGACAGTGAGTTACCGAGGTCGATCTGCGCTTGATTGCAAAGCGCGATGGCCGCGACGTCGGTGCTGGAAACGTCCTCGATGAGCGAACCCGGGAGGTTATTCGTGTAGCCGGGATTGGTGAGCGCGACGTTCGCTGTCAACTGCGTGAGAATGTTGGCGGGAGCCACGGGCTGCAGCCCCTGCGCCGTGATGAGCACAGGGAAGTTGTACGAGTACGTCGCCATCAGTATGCGACCTCATTGCCCAGCACGACGCCCTGAAAAGTGATGCAACTCACGGTGTAGGCCGGCGTCGGGTTTGTCGGCGTACCACTTCCAGCTACCCGACTCGTGGTGAGAGATGCGAAGAACGGCGCGAACTGCTGCTGCGTGACGGTCATATAGTAATCAGGGGCGACTTGCTGCATGACGGACTTGCGTGCGGGGATTCCATAATTGCCGAATGTGGGGGATTCGCCGAGGCCGAGTAAAAGCACTTGGCAGAACGTCGCCAACATAATGAGCGAGTTGTCGCCGTTGGCTGCCGTGACGAGGACGACCCACGTCTTGGAGTCGTCCGGGTTGGTAATGCGGCCATACGATCTCATCAGACCACCGCTCCCGAATCACCGGCGATAAGGCCGCCGCCGCTTGGGGCGGTGTACGTTCCGGCACCAGAGCCGCCCGGCGTATTGTTGTGTAGATGATCCAGAAACACGCGGCTATTGATGATGACCTGGCCTGACGTATTGATCTGAAGCAACGTGGTACCGCTGTGGCTCATCGTAATTCCGGCATTGCCGACGCTGACGACGAACTGCCCATTGACCGAGGTCATGACGCTGGCCGTGTCGTCAGGGGTCTCCCATCCCTTGTTGCCCAATGGCACCCAGACCAGCATCGAAAGATTGCCGCGCGGCGTGCTATCGGCGGTGCCGCCGCCCAAGCCGGTGACGCCACCAAGGTAAGCATCGGCAGTGGTGGCATATCCCAAGTCGCCGATCTGGATCGGCGCGCGCATGTACTTCGACATCTGCGCGGCCATCGTGACGTTTGGAAGCGTGATTCCTTCGACGTCGAAAGAGACCTCGACGATGGCGCCTTCGACTGAGACGACACGGCCCGGCAATCGCAGGCCGAGCTTCTGAATCTCATTCAACGCCTGCTGCGTTGCGAGATTGGAGAGCGTCCGCGAAAGCGGAGTTTTCTGGACGTCAGACATCTCAATTTGCCTGCGGTTGCGACGCGGCGGTAAAGGCAGTCACCCAAGCGCCGGCATCCGGGCTGCGGAACTCGCCAAAATGGTGGACTTCGTTCACCAAGAATGTTCCTTGAAATGCGATCCGGTTGTTCACCGGGGTCACATTGCCCGGCGCCGCCGCAGCCGGACTCGTGAGCGCGTAGGGTGCCAGAATGCCGGTCGGGAAAGTCACCCGATTGCCGACGCCTATGTTGGCCCGCAGCACCGTGTTGAACTGCACCTGCGTCGGTGATATCCACGTCGGCTGGCCCACCAGGTCCTGAAACGCAAGCGCCACTGGAGTCTGCGCGGGACCCGCCAAGGTATTGGTCCCGTCGTAGACGATAATGGCGCTTCCGCTGTAGGTGATCTGCACGCCTGAGTAGTTCTGATGAGTCTGGCTACCGAGCTTCAACGTCAGGGCCGCCAAGTAGCTCGCGAACTGCGACAGGTTCTCGTAAAAGCCCGCTTCATCGTTCGTCAGTGTCAGGCTGGCGTCGATGAAGACCTGGACCTTAAAGCCCGGGAATGCGGCGGCGAGTGTCGCGGCAATCGCATCATCGAGCGATGAGCCGGCGAGCCACTGGAACGAAACTGGCGTGCCAAATAGGTTCTGCGGCGCACCGGGATTGACGAGCAGGTCCAATGTCTGATTCGTGCCTTCCCAGTTGCCGTAGCTGGCAAGGATAGTACCTACGGCAATTATTCCGGCCTGCACCGGATTCGCGAGCGGGAGCCCGGCCGACATGCCGGCGCTCATCGTCAAATGCGTGCCGGCGAGCTGAGCGGCCTGCCCGAGCATCTGAAGCGACGGGCCGGATATCTTCACCCTGAATCCGCCCTGTGGGGTCGCGAGCTGCGTGACGGGGATGTCGAAGTTGATGTCGAGTGCGCCCGGGTCGACCACGATCTGCCCGGTCATCGGCAATCTTGCGAGGCTTGAGAACGTGGGTCCGGTGCCGGTCGTGAAGCCGCCCGTGGGGCTCTGCACGAGGGAGTGCCCGCCGATGCCGCGGCTGAGCGTCAGTGAGTAGTACCGCATTTACGGCGATACCTCGAATTGCTGCTGCCCAAATCTGAACACCAGCGACGACGAAAAGAACGTCAGCGGATTGCCATTGCTGTCGTAGCTACTTGGCGTATTCGCAATCAAGTTCACGTCCTGACTCACATTCCCGGTGATGCCGTACTGCCCCGGATCGGTCTGCAGCGTAAAGGCCAATGTCATCGCATCTACAGCCCACGCACTCCACGTCCCGTCATACGTGAGCCCGGTGTCTGACACCTCGATATTGGCGACCGCGCCGATGGGGATATTGTGCGCGGCATCAAGGCTCGCGACCGCCAGCCAGTCCGCCCAGGTAATGGACGCCTGAATCTTAGTCGGCGAGCCCACCATCGGCCGCGCTAGGATCAAATTCCCCGAGAGGTCTGAGACGTTGATGTACCAGCGGTTGCCGAAGATGTTGAACGTCGTCGTTACAACGTACTGCGCGCCATCCAACGTCGGCTGAAACTGAAATGGCGGATTCGCCGTCGCCGACGGCGAGAATACGGTGATCGTGGTCATGAGAGGCTCGGTGTCAGGCCAGTCGCAACGCCGGCCGGATTGCCTACCGGAAGCCCTGCAGCCGGCGTCGAGACGCCTGAGATCGGCGAGCCGTTCGTCAACTGCTGCATGAGACTGTTCTGGGCCTGCTGCGCGGAAGCCAATGACACCAGCGGTTGGATGAAGTCAAACCGCCACGACACCTGCTGCTGCGTATCCTGCCCGTCGCTCGCATCGGCCAACGCACTCAAAAGACAGTTCGTATAGATGTAGCTCGGCGTGATGACGCTGTAGGTGCCGCCGGTGAAGTTGTGCTGCTTCAACGAACTCTGCAGCGCCGTCATCGTCGCGAGCTTAACCGCAAAGCCGTAAGCCGGCGTTGCGGGTACTTGCATCAGGACCGAAACCGAAAGCGGCTGCGAGATCACGGCATTGGCCGCCACTGCCTGATTGGCGAACGGGTACATGCCAAACTGGTTGTCGGCAATCGTAGCTCCAGGGAGCACGATGAAATTCGCGAACGGCGGCTGATTCAAGGCGCCGGATGCAATGGAGTCGAGCGCCGCGGCGCCGCCGACGAGAAGCGACAAAGTGCTGCCGCCGGATAGTGCGGTGCCGAGTAAGCCGCCGGCCTCGGTCAACGCCATGATGGGCAGGGCGCCGCCGACCTGGACGGCGATGCCGCCGGTCAAAATTATTGGCGAAAATTGTAGGGCACTTTGCTCGACAGTTTGCGCAGCGCCGCTCATGTGCCCGGGACCGCAGCTAGGCCGGCACCGGCGAGCACGGCAGAGGCGCCGGTCTTCGGTCGCACGATGATCGACATGTGCGGATCGGGCGAGGTCGCCGTCACGTAGGAAGCCACCCCGTGCGGCAGATGCGACCGCCACGCCGCGGGGTACCGGCGCATCAGAGCATCGAGCTTGCCCGGCCCCCAGTTGTAGGCCGATAGCGCGGCCGTCATGTTGCCTTGGTAGCGCTTCAGGAGCTGCGCGAGATAAAGTCCCGCCCCGTAACCGGCGGACTCGGGATCGGAGGGATCAACGCCGAGCCCCTGCGCGGTTTTGGGCATCAGTCCCATCGGCCCCACCGCACCGGCGCTCGAGACCGGCGGATTGAAGCGATTGCTCGATTCGCGCTTCCAGAGCCGCTCCAGCGTCCCGGACGGCAATCCGAAGTATTGATCCGTCGCGGCGAGATAACTGGTGTACGAGCCTTTGTTGAGGCCCAACATCGGCGCCATGCCGCCCGGATGCGTCAGTCGATAGGAAAGCGGCAACTCGGCGCCGCCCCTGAAGCCACCATGAGCGCCATTTCGAGGAAAGAGGTAGCCCAAATCGGTCGCGAGCATATGGAGCGCCGAGGCGATCTTGCCGGTATCCGAAACGAGTCCTGACACGGCATTCTCGAACTTTTTCGAGGTCATCTCGACTGAGAACTTATTCAGCCAATCCGCTAACTTGTTGATGCCGTCTTTCAGCAGTGGGCCGTTCATGAGACGAGTCAGGAAGCCGGCAAAGGCTGCCGAGAGCTTGGTCAGGGGTCCTGCGAGTGGCGCCAGACCTTTGACAAACACGGTGAATATCTCACCTCCGGCGAGCTGCAACTGCGTGGTGAAGTTCTGCCACGCGAGCGCAGTTTTCGGCGAGATGCCGAGCGGTCCTTTGTCGGCCGCGTTTCCGGCGAGGAGCTGGGAAAATTCCTTGTTGCCCATGCCCTGGAGCAGCATCAACTTTTCAAGGCCGCCGAAAGGCCCCAGGCCGTAAGCATCGCTCATCAGACCGAGCTCGCCACGGGGTGTGCTCTTCGCCAACTGCCACATGGCCTTCAGCATCGCGACGGAGGTCTGCGCGGTAGAGCCTGTTGGATTCACGCCGAGCGCGTAGAGCGGACCCTGCAACGCAGGATTCGAGATGGCCTGATTGATCGCCGATAGGAAGCCGCCCGGATCACCGAGTCGGCCGAAGTTAACACCGAAGCTGCGGTAACCGCCGATCGACATGCCGAGGCCCATGGCGCGCTGGCGATAACTTGCAACATCGCCAGCCATGCGTGAGATGCCGAAGAGCGAGCCGCCGACCAGGCCACCGCCGATGATCGTGCCCCACTTCAACAGCTCGCCGGTAATCCGCATGGTGGTGGAAAGTGCGCCGCCGGCAAAACCGGCAATGCTGCGCCACATGTTCACCGCGCCTTTGTTCTCCCCGAGCTGCCGCAGAGCATTGTTCTGGGCGAAAATGGCCTCGTTAGTCCGATGCCAAAGTGTCGGGGTTTTCTCCAGCGTTTCGTGGTACGCGCCAAAAGTCTCTGCGAACTTTTTGAAGGCGCCGTCTGAGATGGGTATCTCAATTATGGGAAGCTTGAGCGGCATTTCACATGACCGTGTTGACGTTATGGCTTGTTCTGTGGTAAGGAATTCGACCCATGCTGATCTACGCCATATTCCTCTGTATGCAGGGCGCGCAGTCATGCGAGCCGCAACCGGCATTCACCGACATTGACGGCTCTCAAACGCCGGCTATTTATGAGTCACTCGCGGACTGTCAAACTGCGGTGGCGCAGCGTGTCCCTGGCGGCGCCGTCAAGCCTGACAATGGGCGCTTCTACTGGGATACTTCAAAGAGCATCTGGTATGTCTGCCTTGCGCGCCACGCCGACACCTGGCAGCAGCCCTAGTTGAGCCCTGCCACCCTGATAAGATCAAACAGCACGCGCGCGTACCTCACGCCGCCGCTTAGATCCACGATCTGAAACAGCGCCTCATGCGTCTCACGGTGTCGCGTGACGTTCACCATCGCGTTCTCACCCGAGGTGATAGCGAGGGTGAGTGAGACGGCGGGCGTCAGGCCCCTCCACGGCAGAAGCACAATGCGGCTCTCGACATCGATCAGGCTGTAATTCAACTTCGCCGGCAGCCACGGCAGGCGCGTATCGTCATAGAACGCGGCCTCGATGATGCAGGTCGTGCGCTCCAGGTACTCAGAACGGCCAAAGCGGACCCTACCCTGCGGCTCGGCGATGATGATCGCGTAGCCATAGGGCGACTCGACGGGCGGCGGCAGCGTTCCGGTGAGCGCGGCAATGCCGGTCGACGCCGAGACCGCGGCCATCGTGATCGTTCCTGGCACTAGGAGCGCGCCGCCCGCCATCCCGGCAGTGAGGCCGGCGCCCGAGAGTGAGATTTGGGCGGCGCCATTCGGCTGTACGCGGCCCGCCGAGTTCGTCTCGCCCAGGGCGCCCGTCGTCCCGGCGCCGGCGGTCTGCGCCCTCGCGACCGATACAGATGCGCCCTCGCCATGCATCACCCCGGCCGCCGCCATCAAGACGCTGGCTACGGATGGGACGGAGCCAAAGACTGAGATCGATGCCGGGATGCCCTCTTGAGCCGCGCCGACTGAGGTGCTGGCTGCGGATACCTGCAACCCCCCGGCGCCGATCGTTGGGGCCGCTGCAGCGCTGCCAGAGGCTCCACGGACCGCGCTCGAGCCCGCCCCTTTGACCAAGACGCACGCCCAGGTCGCAGCCGTAGCGAGGATCCTCAGCGCGCCCATGGCGGTAAGCTGGATCATGGCGGCGGTCGACATGCCACCCAAGGCGCCAATCTGGTCCGTGACGGGCTGGATCGGCTGCTCGGTGCCTGCGGTCATGGAGACAGCGAGGAAGCCGGAAGCGACCGCAGCGATGGGAGCGACTTTCGCGGTGCTCACTGCGGCCCCGGGCGCGCTCACTTGATCTGTGACTGGCGGTGTCGGCTGCTCAGCGTTTGCGGTGAGAGAGACGCCGATAAAGCCCGTGGCATTGGGATTTACCGGAGCGGCGATACCGGTGGCGAGCGCGCCGCCAGTGACGGCAGGGGAGAATGCGCCCCCTAGAGGGATGGCCCCAGAACTGTCGGCGACGCCCAGTCCCCGCACGGCCGCAGGGGCGCCTGTTTGTACTTGACCGACGGCGAGACTCGCGCCTGATGCCACGGGCGAGGCGGTCCCCGGCATCGGCGCGCTACCACTGGTGGCTGCGGCACCCGCCATCGCCAGTGCGCCAGCGCCGGTGAGTGCGGCATCAGCGGCAGAGGCGGCGGCTCCAAATGAGGTCATCGCGCCGGGGCTGGCGGCTGGCGTCAGCAGCCACTGAATAACGACGAAACCGTCCGTTCCATCCGCTGAAGTGGTGTAGGCCGGAGTGATCGATCCGCCGCTACCGGCATAGCCACTCCAGCAGTAGGCCATGTCGAAGTCATCAGATCCGGTGCCGCTCCCCAGGTTGGTTCCGGAGGTTGTGATCGTGTCGGTGCCTGAACTGGCGTTGTAGCAAAACGACAGGAGCGTCGAGCCGGAAGGCACCGTGACTGCGGTGCCGATGATGGCATTGGCACCGGTCCCGGGAGCGCTTCGGTTCACTACGGTCGGAGCGCCTACGGAAGAGACGCCCGAGTAGTCGATGCCCTGAGCGACGAGCCCGTCTCCGGATGTGGCTGTGCACGTCGTCGTCTGCGAGCTGCCACTCGCGCTTAACAGGTACCCGGTGGCGGTCTCGTCAGAAACTGGATCAGTCCACGGGAAGCTGCCGCCGGAGGTCGTATAAGTGCCCCCGGTGCCGCTGAATGTACAGACGACGTTGCTTGAGAAGTCGACCGAAACAAATATCAGCGTGTCACTGGCGGCACTTGGGGTAAAGGCCGGTGACGTGAGCGGCGAGTTGCCCGAGAACGCCGTGATCAGCTTTTGGAAGGTGATCGCCATGCTACTGCACGGTCCAGTTCGTCACGCTCTGGACCGTGGAGTGGTTGTAGTCCGAGGCGCCAAAGCCTACGTAAGCGGCGCTCCCGTTGACCACCGTCGGAATGTTCACCGTCCAGCTAAAATTCTGAGTGGTCGAAGTGACGGTATCTTTCAGAGTCAGCGACAGCGTGGTCGTTGAATTGTTGTAGGAGAGCGTCCCCTGCATCAAATGCCCGCTCGTGAGTGAAATGCCCGAGAGGCTCGTATCAGAGCCGTGCGGGACGGCGCCCCCCGTATACATCCCTACGGTGCCGTTCCAGGCGTCGAACTTGACGCACAGGCTGGAGGGGATACCGGAATACCCAGCACAGGGAGCACTCTGCGAATAGTTCGGGAACCCGACGGCGTAAGGTCCTCCACCCCCGCTCATGCAGACGCCGGTCGAGGTATCGTCAGAGGCAGGGAGCGGATTGTTGATAATGAAGGTGAGCGCGTTTTGGCTCGGCGAGCCGGTCATCGAGAACTCGAACACAGTCGAGAGCGCGGTGATATCGACTGGCGCCAGATAGAAGGCGGTGCCGGTCTGCGACCCGCCGTCACTTGAGCTCGGGGTGAGTTCGATATAACCCGAACCGTTCACGGTGGCGACGGCATTCGTTGCAATGCGCCCGGCGGAGCTGGCGAAGCCGCTCGGGTAATTGATCGTGGGGGTGCCGGATGACTGGATCTGGTAATCCGCCTGGGCTTGGAAACTATCAGTGAAGTTCGCCTGCACCGCTATCGCATTGACAATGGTGCTCGCGCTGACCGTAAACGAGCCGGTATAGAGCGTTGAGGCTTCGGTTGCCGGGCTGCCGTTGATCGTGTAATAGATCGATGCACCCGATGGGCCTGAGATCGTGATCATCTGGCCGCTCGAATATTGGCCTGCGGCGGGACTGATCGTCGGGGTAGCGAGGCGCGAGTTATACCCTGAATACTGCGCCCAGGACTTGCAGTAGACGTTGGCGGGGTTGATGACGCCGCCCGTCACCCCGAGGCGAGCAGTGCTCGCGCCAACAATCGTCGGAATGTCTACCGGCCATTCAAAGTACGCCTTATTGCCCGTCCCCACGTCCGTGAAGACGACCGAGAGGATAGCGCCGTCGTAGACGATGTGGGCCGAGAATGTGTTGCCACTCTGCCCATAAAGCCCTTGCGGGGCCATATCCAAGGTCGCGGAAACGCCGTTATCGATGTAAGGAAGACAGTTGGCGTAAAGGCCTGCCATGGTGGGCGACACGCCGAAATTGCCCGCTCCTGTGCCCACGGGAGGCGTGGTATTGAACGCCACGCACACACTCGTCAGCGGCCCATAGCCCGCAGGATTCGTAGGGGGGGCATACTGGAAGTACCCCAAGCCATTGGAGTCGCCCTGCGCGACCGAACCCTTGACATCGTTCTGCATCACGAAGCAGAAGCCATAGCCGACGTTGGTCAGTGCATCGATCGTCGAGCCGGAGGCTATCGACAGGGAAGAACTGAGCGTGTAGGTGCCTGGTCCTCCGGTGCCGGTGCCAAAGGCCTTGACGTAGACTTCCTGTCCGCCAAAGTTCTGTAGCGTCGTGCCCACATAGATCGTCCCCGAGATCATGCTCGCGACCGTCATCGTCGTCCCTGAACTGCCTCCTACGAAAGAACACGTCCCATAGGGGCTGTCTCCAACTGAGAACGAGATGTCGGTTGTGAAGGAGGTGACGTCGTAGGTAGCGTGCGTGTACGCCTGGCCGGCATCGTGGATGCCGTCATTCGTCGTGACGACGTAGAGATTATTGCCGCTATACCCGGTGCCAGCGTTGGTGGTGTCGATCGTTGCGGGCCGGGATGAGAAGTTGGCGTAATTGAAGATCGGTGTCGCGCCACCCCCGCCACCGCTTCCTACGGCCGTGACAACTGCGCGACTAGCCGATACTCCTGAGAATGAGATCGCGCCAGCGCCGGTCAGTGGTGTGCCCACTCACGTATCAGCCCAGCGCATCCACTCGCGCAACGAGGGCATCGGCGATCGCATTCGACTGCTCTCCGGTCAGCTCCGCAATCGCAACGCCGTCGAGCTCGCCCTGCCAGGACTGCACAAGCTGGCTATGAGCTTCGTCCGGCCAGCGCTTGCCGACTACGCGAAGGATGCGCAGTTTATGGCCCTTATGCTCGGCGACGTGATGCTCGCCGGCGTGTGGCGTTTCCTGCAGAGTTGAATCGTGCGGGCCGATCAGGTTGATGGGCGTGGCGTCGTAGGACCAGTTGATTGTGGTCATGTGTTGGTACTCAACCTTTCTGGATCACGGCGGCCGAGGCGGCGATACTCGGCGTAATGCCCGAGGAAATGACTAGCGGTGTTGCCTTGTAGAGTATACCGGAACCGACTGCCGACGTGTTGACGGGACTGCCGTTTGAGGTCGTCGTCGAGAGCGTAATCGTGGATCCTGAGACGGTGCCGACATAGTAAAGCGTGCCACCGGTGATGCCTGTGGGCAAGCTCTCAGTCCCTGGAACCGGATAGACCACAACCTGATCATTCACGGTCGCCGAGTAACCATAGACCGTCAACACGCCGGGGCTTGCCAGCGTGCAGGCGAACGGCACAACGGGGCCTGCGGTCGGGCCAAGAGCGCCGTGCGCAAGCAAAGTACCCGTTCCGGTCGATGAGAGGCCCAGGCCCCAGAACGCGGCAGTGCCGCCGGTCGCCCCGCAGGCGGCAAAGGAGATCTGCGCGGCATTGACGACGTTTGAGAACGTCGTGCCAGATCCTAGCGTCGCGGTAAAGCCGGACGTCGAGCGCGCTGAAGCCACACGCGCATAGTTGGTGTACGCGATCTCGCTTGTCGTCTGCGAGCCGGCATCGCCGGGGTCCGCTGTATGAAGCGACCAATAAAGACTCGTCACCGGACTACCGGCGTTTTGCGCGACCGCGCTCCAGGCGCCGGAGAAAGTCGCGGTGTAAAGCGCCTGAAGCTCCGCGAACGATTGTGCGAAAGTTTGGATAGCCATGAATGATGTCTCTCTAAAGTTACTTGACTTGCAGAATCGTGCGCAGACCTCGCGCCCGGTACTCCGCGATATCCAACGCCCAGTCGGGGTAGAACAATTTCAGGACTTGGGTGAATCTGTCGCCGGTGGCGATGGACTCGAGAACTTGTCCCACCAAGCCGCCGCCGTCGCGCCAGAATTCTCGCCCGCGGTCAATGTCGGTAAGGAAAGATTGAATTCCGACGCATTCAAGTATGTAACTTGCGCACCGATCCGACCCGAGCAAATCTGTAGGAACTCCTTCAGGTTCTGGCGCGGAAAATTTCGCGACGCACACGTAAAATACACGGCGCCGGCCTGCACCTCCCTGGCCTCACGCGCCGACAATACGTCCCGGTTGACGCACTCATCGAGCGGCACCGCTTCCCACTTCGTTCCCGTGGGTGCGAATACGTTGGTCAGTCGGCGGATTTCACCGAGCAGACCGCGCTCGACTCCGACGCTCTTCGTCTGCGGATCATCCTTCCAGACGCCGATACGCTCGGAGACCTCTTTCAGGATCAGGTCGGCATTGCGGATACCGCCGCTACGGATGAGCCCATCGGCATCCATCTGCGCGTAGGTCATGTTGAGCGGACGGTGGTAAGCGAGGAAGGTCGCCTCCTCTATCGGCGTCGAATGCGCGAACAGCACTACGCCATCGTCGCGCTCGATCGGGAGCACCAGATTTAAGGCCTTATCGATGCGCATTTGCTATGGGAACAGGGCGCTGTTGGTCGGGTACGCGCCCCTCAACGTCACCGTAATGTCAGGCTTGTCCCCGTTGAAGTCCATGCCGTCGGGATTGACGATCGCGACCTGGTAGAGGTCGAACGCCGGGAAGTTGCTCGAATCCGAGCGAACGGTGACGGCGCCGAGCAGCGTGTTGGTTTCCCACTGACTTTTATAAAGCGCCGCGATGTTCATGGCTTTATTGATGTCAACGGCCAGCGTCGCCATCACGTAGAACTGGGGCGAGGTCACAACTCCCAAGGCGACAGGCAGATGGCGCGTCATCTCGCCATCGAAGGTCAAGCGGGCCATCGCCTTGCCCATGACGGAGGGCGTCAGGTTGAGCGAGAGGAATGAGGGAATGGAGACGCTCGTCAGGGCGAGGTTGATCGTGCCCAATTGCGGGCTAGGATTGGCCACCGTTTACTCCTCAGCCTGCCACTGTGTTGTTACTGACCAAGACCGCGATCAGGATGTGCCTGAAGAACTGCGGCGCCCAGAACGCGATCGTTATGCCGCCGTAGGTGTTCGCAGCGTAGAGACTCGGGTTCTGCGTGATGTACGTGATGTACGGCACGGCGTTGATGACGTTTTGCCCGACATAGTCGCCATCGTTGAGATTGTTTACGAAAGTCTGCTGGTCCAAGCTCGTGCGGGTGACCGAGCCTTGCGAAAGCGCATATGCAACTGAGTTCACGAGCAACTGGTATTCGGAGTCCTGAAGGGTGTTGATGCCGGCTTGGCTGTACCAGAGGGGCGCCAAAGAATTGTTCGAGCCCTGGATGACGACGTTCGCCGCAGTCTGCTGCGCGTTGATGGCAAGATTATCGATCGCATACCACCAGGATGCGTCGTTGCCGTCCATCAGGGTGCCGGCGGATACCATCGACTGCGTCGGGAAGCCGCCCTCGGCGGCAGTCGCGACGTAGTTGACGTTGGCGCTCGTCAGTGTCGCAAGGAGCGCTGAGTTGCCGAGCACCGGATACGGCGTCGCATCATTCAGATATTTGTACGCGAATGGGGTCAACTGATTGGTCGAGGACGGTGCGTAGGAGAGGAACGCCTGGAAAGCCTCTGCCGCATCGAACTCGGTGAGATAGACGCCCGGCGCCTCGACCCATGTCTGAATCGACTTGATGCCGGCGTAGGCGGAATACGTGCCGGTCGTTGTCGTGGTCCAGAAATAGGTCTTGGAGGTATCGGTATTGAACTGATTGGCGAGCGCGATGAAATTCGCCGAGCCGTCCCAGGTCTTCGGGATAAGGTAGACGTAGAACACCTGGCTCGTCGCGTTGACCGCGATGAATGTGCCAAGAGCAGTGGGACCGGTGGAAGCATCCGACGGCCCGAGCTCGAGCACGTACACGCCCTTGCTCGTCCCTTGCGCAAAGAAGTCCGTCACCGCCAACTGCAGCAGTACCTGACTCGGAGGCGTATACGTGCCGGCCGCGGTCTCGCTCCCGGGATTGCCTGCGAGCGCGTAAGTGAACGTCGCCGGACCGGTAACAGCCGCGATGACCGTGCCATTGAAGCCTACGGGTGAGGCATTGGCGATCGTGGTCTCGAAGGTGTCGCCGGTTGTGAGCCCGGGGATATTGGCCGCAGCGGTCGCCGTGACCGTCCCGGCGCTCCAGGTTAGGCTCGAGAGTGTGAGGGGCGGGGCAATGAGTGGGGTGAGGTCGGACTCTTGCGTGAGGAGCGAATACGCCCCCGAGGCAAGGGAGGTCCCGCCTTGGGAGATTATGGCACCAGTACCCTGAAGGGTATTGGGCGTCGCTCCGAGTAAGGTCGAGACGGTGAGACTGACAATTGACACTGGTTAGGCTCCGGTCAATTACGCGGGCAATTTGTTGAGGAGAATGGTAGGCACGGCTTTGAGAATCAGTTTCTGCGCCACCGTGTTGACGCGTGATTGGGTGTAGGAGACTCTCACATCGATCATTTTCTGCATGGCGATGGCTTGCAGTTCCTGCTGCGGGCGCTTGCCGTCCACGACTGTCGTGGCTTTCATGATGCCAAAGTTGTTAGTATCCAGGGTGTACTGAAACATGGCGTTCAAAAAGTCGATGGCCTCGTTGCTCTGCAGGCCATAGAGCACAATCCGCACGTTGTCTGCTACCAACTGCGTGCTGGAGGAGTTCGCATCTAGGCCCGGCATCACGGTCAGTGGCTCTGGCCCGCTGATGATGACTGCCCCATAAGGAGGGGTCAGATTAGGTTCCACCAGATCCGCCGGATAAAGAGTCAAGTTCGGCTTGAAGCCGTAGAGAGGCTTGTACCGAGCGAAATCGAGCCAAAGCGGCATGCTGTTGGAGACCACCGCTCGGGTGGGATCGATGAGCCCTGGCGTATCGAGTAAGAGCGAAGCCAGCGCCGGGTAAATCGACTTGCACTCGTAGTGCCAGATACCGGCCTGCTCATAGCGACCCATCTGACGCGAGAAGGCGAAACGGAACTCCTCGACCGTGGCCACGAAGATCGTGTTGGGCGGCGCGCTCTCGAAATCGGTGATCCGACTGTCGGCCGTAAACCAGATATGCGCGAGGCCCACCGTCTCGTCCTCATTCTGTTCCCAGTCCTGGGAGAAGTGCAGCGACCCGCCGATCGGCTGCGTCTTCACCGTCGGCTGCCAATAGACGTACTTGTCATACGGCAACACGACGCGCGAGTAGCATTGAAAGACGAGTTCGCGGTGGCCGCTCAATTGATCTTTGGCGGCGCGCAGCAGCCCTGCCTCTTGGCCCGAGGCATCGGCGCCTTCGTCGAGAAGGCCCATCAGGACACCCACGCCGCGAACGAAGACATATACGTGCCGGTGTCACGGAACGACACCCGCCGCGGATTGCTTCGCCGGTACGGGTGAGCAAGGCGGTGACTGACGCCCCGCATCGCCGCCCCGGTCGGCGTCCCCGGTATCCCGGCCCGCTCCGCCGCGCCCGATGAGATCCAACGCTTGAAGTCCGACTGAATCGCCGACATGCCGCGGGCGAATGGGCTGACTCGCCGGCCCGTGATCAACGCCTCGAGCGCGCCCTCGACCGAGTCCGCCAGCGCGTTCTCGATGACCTTGCCGCGCACGCGCGCGTAGGTCTCCATGATCCCGTAGCGGTGCTCGAGCCACTGCGCCACATCCCCGGTGGTCACAGCGCCCACCTTGGCGGTCGCGGTGCGGTAGGGAACGACCATGACGCCCAAATTCAATGTCGGGCCCTTGCCCGAACTGACCGCAGGGGCTGCCCCACCGCCGCCGTAGGCACCGGTGGTGTCGCGAAAGAGCATGGGGCGGCTTGGCTAGGCTTACGCCGTGGAGTGGCTCAGACGAGCTTCAGGGCCGCGGCGGCCCCGGAGCCTGCGACCTGGATGCCGCCGAACTGCGCCGCGACGAACGCCTGGAACTGGTTCGCCACCTCGCGCAGCGCCTCCGGGCTCATGGCCTCGTACTCAACGGTGCCGAGGTAATCGCCAGCGGTGGTGGTGAAAAGCACCTTGCCGCCCGCGGGCGGGCGCGGAATAAAGGACATCTTCACTTGCGCGGCTGTGCCGTTGATGCCGTTTTGGGTCACGCGAACGACACCGCTAGTGTCTGGCCGGTACCCGGCGCCACGACGATGCCGGTGCCGCAGGGCCAGTTAAAAATGTACGTGCCGACGGTATTCGGGATGGTGCCGAACTGATTGGCGGCAGCGGCGGCACCGGTGGTAGCGATATCGTTCACCGTGCCCACCGCGCTGCCGGCGACGACGACGGAGACGGCGACGCAGATGCCTGGGGTGGCCTTGAGCGCCGTAGCGGCCGTCACATTGAGAGCGGCCCGGTTACCGCCAGGCAAGCCGGCAGAGACGGTGACCGGGCCGACGAGGGTGGCGGCCATGGCTTACGAGTAGGTCCCGGTACCGACGTTCTGCAGCGTCACGGTTGTCACCGTGGCGATAGTCACCACGAACTCGCGCCAGGTGTTTTGCGCAATCGTCGCGGTGCCCGTGACCGTGACGCCCGTTCCGCCCGCGACCGTCCAGGCGAAGGCGCCCGAAGATTCGTTGATGATGCATGCCTTATAGGTGAACCCGACATAGCGCTGCGCCTGGGGAATGGCGGCGATGATGTTCACGGCCGTGTCGGTAGTGGCGATACGGGCCGCGGTCAGAACGCCGGTCAATGCCAGGTCGACCTCGACCGCGCCGCCAGTCAGATTCGCAGCGGTAACGACGTGGGCAACGGCAGAGGAATCGGCATTGAATGCGATATTGGGCTGCGCGGCCTCTCGCAAACCGTTCGGATTGTTCCAAGGCAAAACATTCTGTGGCATGAGTGAGAATCTCCGAAAGCTTAAGAGACGCCGTAGAGGTTGGGGCCGTAGCTCATCGCAATATCGAGATAGGCCCTGCCAAATGGAGTTTTGAGGCTCTGCAGATCGCCGAGCGTGAAATTCTTCATCGCTTCCAAGTTCAAATATGCGCCCGAGGTCCCCTGATCCGATGCCGCCTGAATGACGCCAACCGTGGGATCGAGTAGCTTGTACTTCGTCCGTATGTCCCTGAAGAACGTCTGGCCTGGCAGGTCCGTTGCATAGTTGAGCAGGCGGTCGGCCGCGAGGTTGTATACCGCGAACGTGTAGAGCTGCGGCGCCACCAGGAGTGTCGCGTTCACGGTTTCGAGCGCGATATCCAAACTCGCGGGCACGATCGCCGGCACGACGAGATAGGAATCCCCCGGCGCCGCAGTGAGTCCTGCCGGATTGCCCGCAGGCGTTATGACAAAATCGATCTCGGTTGCGGTATTCGAGATGACGCTGCCGCTCCAGCACTGCGTCACATCAAAGATGACGCAGTTGGCCCACTGATTTGGCGTCCAATCTGCCGAGATGTCCGTCAGGCTCCACGCCGTGCCGGCACTGACTGTGCCGGCGGCGCTAGGGAAGACTCCGGGCGCATCCGACGGCGGGATGCCTACCGAGAGCAGGAAGGCTCGGTAGGCATTGACGTTTGGACAGGACACTGTCAGAGACGTGCGCTACGACGCTCGCCCCTATTGCGCGGTTGGATTCCGGCCTGCGTGGCTTCCGAGCCCTTACCGCCCACATCCGCATCCTTTGACCTGTAGGCCGCCATTTCGAGCTCTACGCGCTCAGGGGCCGGGGAGCCGGATTCCTGCGCCCGCTCGCTCTGCTTGACGAGAGAGGCCGCCGCAGTGGCGTTCAGCATCGTGTCGCTACGCTCTTCGGCTGCATGGCGATTTTGCTCGACCGCATTTTCGATCCTATCCACCTTGATCGGCTTGTCGTCCCAGATCGTACCGACGAAACCGCGGGCGAGATCGCCATTGCGGCGAACGCCGTAATTAGCCCCTTGATGATCAAAAATGTGCTTGACATCTAACTCCGAGAAGTCCCGGCCCCCGCCCAGAGTGATCTGGCCGCCCGCCGGAATCCTCTCGACGTAAAGACGCTCGCTCCACATCATCCGGCCGGTCTTCGGATTGACCTCGGTCGGCATGCGGTAGTTGAACTCCATGTTCTGCACGGTCGTGTTGGCAAGGTAAATTTTCATCTAGTCCCCTATGGTTATCTGGCAGGTTTGCCAGCGCTACCTAGTAGATAATGCTCAGCAGCGAAGTGGTCTCCGGGCGGACCGGCCATCCGCACGTCGCGCGAATCTCATACAGCGTGTCGACGGCTCCGAGCGCCAAGGGCACGGTGATCTCAAGCGGCGCCGCCATATCGGCGTACTGGAACGAACAGCCAGCCAGATTCGGCTGCAGCTTCGCGAACTCGTTGGTATCCCACTCAGGACCATTGGGCTCTTCGACCTCGGGCATCTGCAGGATCACCATGTCGGACCCGCCAGCTCCCTGACCGATCAGGGTGTCGTCATAGCAGAACTCGATGACATCGCCCTGTGTCTCCTTGGCGACCTGTTTCACCATTTCGGCGGTCGTCGCGCTGCCAGAGCCCAGACGCTGATAGCTCGTCAACTGCACGACGTTGACCAGTTCAAACTGGCCAATGATGCGCTGGGGCCCAAGGAACACGAAGCGATGGGGCTTGCCAAGCTGGTACGTGCGAGCCTTGAGATTCAGAAGCTGCTGCAGGAGCCATAGCGCCATCTGGCCCGAATCGTAGGTCAGGACCGTCGTATTTCCGAATGTGTCTGGGGGGAGCGAAACGGCAGTGCCTCCGCCGTTGAGAAATCCCTCGCCATTGGCGGCATTGACGCCGTAGAGCTGCATGTTTCGCAGGACCTGGAAGATCGTCTGGCGATTGGCGAGCCGATATCCCTGAGCGATGTTGACGCCCCAGCGGCTCATGTTCGCCGCATCGTGATGATCCCACTCGGCGTGAGCCCTGATGCGGTACGTCGGGGTGCTGATGTACTTCGGAATGAGCGTGGCGCCCGGCAAGAGATTGCCTGCCGTCTGGCCCACCTGGGCCTGACCGTTCATCCCAAGCGTACGCATGTACACGTAGAGATCCTCGGGATCGAGCATGATGCGTGGTTTGCCATCCGCAAGTAGGCGCTGCGCCTGCGATGCCTGCGAGATCTGCATGAGCACGCCCGGCTCGATGCGAGACGGGTGAACCTGTGCCCAGGAAGTGCCTAAAGTAGCCATGTTTCGTTAGCTCCGAAAGAAATTAGATCTGCAGCACCACGACGGCGCCGCCTTCGTTCCACGTCGCCTGGCCTGCAGAGGGCGAGTTCGGCGTGACAACCCAGGAGTTGCCGATCTGCACGTCGATGATCTTCGCCGGCAGGCTGGAGGGGCCAGGAATCTGGCCGCTCGTGAAGGGCAGCAGCACTTGGTTGGTGTAGTCCCAGGTGAGCTGTGTCGTATCAGCCACGTTCAGCAGGTTCGCCGCGTTGGCCGCCGACATCGGCAGCGCAATGCAGTGTCCTAAGCCAAACTCCACGAAGCTGAAACCCATGCCGGGTGAGGCCAGGGCGACATTGGACTGTGGCGTCTGAACTGGAGCTGCGGACTGGTCCCACACGAGAAAGCCGCTCAGGTTCCCGATCGCGGTGGCGATCGAAAGTTGCGGCCCGAGCATCGGGGATGCGGCCGCCTGAGTGCTCACCGTCACGCCAACTCCGCCATACATCAGTCCGGTGACGGATGAGGCGACGAAGCCGGTACGGATGAGGTTGCGCGTTGAGGCGTTCGGATAGAGCGACCCGGCCGTGTAAGCGACCGTGTTGACGTTGAAAGTACCGCTTGCGAATGTGGTCTGCAGCGGGTTCAGAGCGATAGACATGAATATCTCCTGGTGAAAACGCTGCGATTAGCGACCAACGTCTCGGTTGATCCTGCCGAACTTCGTGGCGCCTCCCATGAAAGCCCCCCACGTAACGGCCGGATCACCGATAAACTTGCGCACAGTGTGGCCCGAGTCGTTGCGCGTGACCAGCTCGCGAAGCGGCGCGCCGATGGTGACCTGACTCGATGATGCCTCTACGGCATCAGTTACGATCGCGTTCTCAACTACCGAGAATGCAGCCGAGTCGTTGACCAGAATCCCGAGGTTGGAATCCTTGTAGACCTTGCTGTGGGACTTCAGCTTTGCGAGCAGGCGCACGCGGTAGTCGTTGAAAGTCTCGCCCTGAAGCGCGTGCGGGGCCTGGCCGTAGTTCCATGCCTGATACGCCGCATCGCAGCGCATCTGGACTTCGGCGAACCTCGCCTTGTCATCGTCCGAGAGAATCGCCGGCATGCGGCGCTCCATCTCGGCGAGTTTCTTGGCGAGCTCGGAGTTGTTACCGGCGCGCAGAGCGGCGTCGGCCTTTTCTTTCTCATCGCCCTCCTTCTCTTCGGCGTCTTTTCTGGCCTTGTCGGCCTTCTCCTTTTCCTCCTTCTCTTTCGCCTCGGCATCGGCGCACATCTTGTCGGCCTTCTCCTTCTCCTCCTTCTCTTTGGCCTCGGCGTCAGTGCGGGCCTTGTCGGACCGATCCTTCTCCGCCGCAGCCGCATCCGCACGCGCCTTCCACTCGGCGGCATCGGCGCGGTCCTTCTTGTGCTCCGCATCGATCGAATCGATCTTCGTGTGCAGCGCGTCGAGATGGTTCAGGACTTTGTCCAGCTTGTCTTCATCAGCCATGGTCAGTTGACTCCGAAAAATGCGGCAACGCCGCTGTAAGGGCGCACGCCGCATTGGTGTGCACGCCGGGGAAAGGAGAGAAACTTGATTAGCAGCGCGAAGATATTTCGCGCGCGTAGACTTTTTCGATGATCTGATCGAGAGAGTTGGTCCGTGAATCCAGCACGACATCGACTCCGCTCGCAGGGCCTGATTTGTCCCAGACCCCGAGGGTGCAAACTGCGATGTGATCCAACAGGCGGATGTCACCCTCTAGCAGTAACTTCGAGCCGTCCTCAAGCTTTTGAGAAATGCTCGTCTTGAGCTTCACGCCGGGAGAAGTCGACCATTGTTCGGTGGAGAGCGCATCGACCGCTTCTCCGTCATACACTTTGGCAATGCCCCACACCTCGCGCTCTTCTGGCTTGATGTATGGAATCATGACCGAGCCGATAACGCGCCTATTAAACTCCTTGGAGTTCATCATGCGTTTCGTCGGGTGCTCCCAGATGACCGTGAGACCCTGGCATCGCTCAAGAAACTCATCGTTCAGATATAGCGACGGATCGCGCCAGACATACTCGTCAATTCCTGCGCGATATGCAGCGCCTGTACCGGTAATGCGCAGCGCCACGAGCAGCAAGTTTTCATACCGCTGCGGGCTTACTAGGTCGCCAGCGACCATCGCCTTGGCGATTCCGAGCTCGTCCATGTCGAATCTCTGCAGCGCCACCGCGGCTCCCGCATGCAGCGGCAGCGTCGCGAGCGCGGTCTCAGGTCGCGCCCAGGTGAAGATGTCGTGCTCTTCGTTGAGTCGCGGGACGAACTGCTCGGACTCGCCGATGAACGTCGTGAAGTCGACGCCGTCTTTGATGCGGCGCGTCCAGGGCGAGAGCTTGCCGGCGTAGCGCTGCGCCGTTTCCTCGAACGTCTCGCGGCGCGCGCAGCCCTCTGGAGATTCGCTTTCTTCAACGCCGCCACCCGGGAACGCCCATTCTCCCGCGTGATCGCGACCAGTACGGCGCATGAGCAGGACTCGGCCGTCATCCGCCATGAGCATGACGCCGGCGGCGCGCAAGGGCTCGCCATCGGCCGGAGGAGGCGAGGGAGACAGGTCTCCGGGTTGTCCGATGTCGGCCATGGCTTATTTCTTCTCGCGTCTCTCGAAGCTATCGCACGCTTCCAGTATGGCGTCGAGCTTGGAACAATCCCGCTTACTCTCTCCGGCTTCACGGAAGGCGGCGGCTATCGCTTGCTTTTCGGGGTGACCGGACTTGCGCATCTCGGAAATGTTGTGCGAGATCGCGGCTTTGCTCGATCCCTTCTCAAGCGGCATGGATCATTGCTCCAGAAAATGCGGCCGTTTGCTTGCGCGCTTCAATGAGTTTCTCGCGCCCCTTCTCCGTCAGCATGTCTGACTCCAGGTCGCGCAGCGTATACAGCGCCTCCACCCAACACCGGCAGTTCGGTTCCTCGGCGGCGGCCGTGATTTGATCGTAGTACTGGCGCCCGGCGAGCTTCATGAGCCCGGCCTTCAACGCCCAGTTGTCGCGCAGGACGAATATCTTGCCGGCTCGCGCGACGTGATTGGGCCTTGAATCGTAAGCCGGCGGACCTTCATCGACGTGATGCCAGATGAAGGCAATGGCCCCGCCGTCCTCGGCAACGATCTGATTGACCGCAGCGGTGAGTTTATGGCCCTGATCCGTGATGACAAACCGCTCACGGTACGGAAGTCCGGCGATACCGCGGCGAACTTCCTCCCGCACCTGCTGGTGCTTGGCGACTTCGGTTCCACCAGCGGGGACCGATGTCGCCCATCCGGCGAACCGCCGCATCGTGTTGGATATCGCCTCTTCACGATTCAACTTGATTAGGTTCGCGCTCGCCCGTATGCGGCGGTCGAGCTCGGCGCGCAACCTCGGCTGAACCTGTTGCAGTGTGAACTCGCTAACGCCATTGTGAACTCGTACGAGCTTCTCACGCTTGACGGAGCGAGCGAATACCGCGGTTAGCAACTGCTGTAGATGCCGGTCCAATATCTCGGTCGGTACCAGAGACTCACGCGCCGCCCTGGAAAGCCGCGCCACCCAATCGGTGATGCGCTGCTCGGAATCAAATCCGTGCTCGAGAATGTCGTTGATCGCCTCAGTGACGATCCGATAGAAGCCGCCGCGCGGCACTGCTAGGCCCGCACTGACGCCACGCGCGGGCGCAGTGCATCCACCGCCGTACGCAGCTTCGTGAAGTCCGTGGCAGAATCGAAGCGACCGAACTTCTTGGCTTCCGGACCGACGTCCTCGGTTCCGCCTTCGGAATTCTGGCTGGCTTCCTGCGATTTATCCTGCTGCTTCTGCTGTTTCTCGTAGAAGCCGATCAACTCCTCGATATCGAGATCGAGCGCATAAGCGAATAGGCGTTTGTTCTCGCCCGCATTGTCGATCGCCCACTGGATGAGTCGGGCCTTGTTCTGCGGATCAATCTCCGGCAGCAGCGTTTGCAGCAATGCGACGGTTGCCTCGAGCCGAACCGAATCGAATTTAACGTTCTCCGACTCCGGTTCAATCAGGAACGACGGCCAGGTCGAGGCGAACGAACGGCACCACTCCATGAACGCAGCCTCGTGCGGCATCGACTTGTATTTCGCGGGATACAATCCTTGAATGCGTTTATAAAACGCCGGCGCCATCCACGCTCGGTAACGGACGATGTTATCGAACCAATCGTAATCTGGCTTTAAGTCCACGCGCACGCCATCGATGTACTTGGCGATCTGCTTGGCGTCCTCGGTGCCCTCGGCCATGCCGCCGATCATCGTCTCGTTTTCGAGTAGCTTGGCGGGCATATCGGCAGCCGTCGACGCGTTCTTCAGGATATTGGTGCGCGCAAAGGTGCCGGCGCCATCGACGTTCTGCATGTTGAGCGTCGCGACGTCCTCATCGACGCCAATGGTCATTACCTGGCCCACATGAGCGGCCTTCAACAGGAACCGCTTCATGGCCGCGGCAGCCTGCATGATCTTATTGACGACGCTGCCAGGGGACTGCAGCTTCTGAACGAGCAGCCCGTTCTTCGTCGCGATCATGTCATCCGCGATCATCGTCTTGATGAACGACTTCAGCGGGAAGAGCGCGCGCTGGTAGACGCTGCGGCCAGTGAAGCCAAAGCCAGAGTCCACATATGCGATGTAAATCGGCTCCTCGTTCATCGCGATACGATAGCGGGAGCGATGGTAGGTCTCACCTGCGGCGACGACGCGCGTCACCCGGTTGAAATCCGGTGTATTCGGCGCCTGATTCATGATGACAGAGCCCGAAATGTTCAACGGATCAAACACGTTGAAGTAGATCGGCAGATCCCAGAGCTTCGTCATGTCGAGCGGTTTCTCGCTCGGTACGCCCTCGCAACCGATAACGAGAGCCGAGACTCCGTAGACCCGAGCCAGGCGGCGAAGGTTAAGAATATTCGCGTCGGCGCGCAGTTCCGTCCAGACCTGCTGAAACTCGTCGACAATCTCTTTCTCGGCGCCCTGCACCGTGACGGCCCGAGGTTGCGACTGCGCCATCTTGATCGGCGCCTCGGCCATTTTTGCTCCCAATGGATGAAAAAGCAAAATCTCCTTACATGTTTCATAAGATGGCTGTGCTCCAGGCACAATATCGTCAGCCATCAAAATCCGCATCAACGCGGATTTCTTCCACTCATCATCAGGCACCGGGCCGTTGAGTTGAGTGATCGCCGCGAACGCCATTATGGCACCGCGCGTATGATCTTGAACGTCGTGCGCGCGTAGCTCACGTTGTTATCCTGACCCGTCACCTGAAAGAGCGCCTGGTGCGTTTCGGACTCGCGTGTCAGATTGATCATGGCATTTTGTGCTGAGGTGACAGTGATCAGGTTGACGATTACGGGCGCGATCGAAGTCCAGCCGAGAATCTGCTCAAGCTCCCTACTGGCACACACCAAATCCAGGCGATAGCTGATCGCAAGCGGCTGGTACTCGTTGCCGTACACGTCGAACCAGGACGCTTGAAGCTGGCAGGCGGAACCGGCGAGATATGCCGAGTCGGCGGCCTGAATGCTGGTCTGCGACAAAGCCAGGATCTGCGCTGATCCGAACGCGAGCGCCATTTACTTCGCGCCCTTGGCCTTAGCACGCGGCGAAGTATCCAACGCGAGAATAACCCCCACACTCCACGCGCTGAAAAGCTCGCAGCATTCAGGATCCTCTCCGGTAATGCTGACGGAGGTGATCTGGCTCATGAGGTGATTCCGTGTCACGTCCTGGAACGTGGATTCTTTCTCGTAAGCCGGGCGACTCATAATCACAAGGCTGCGGGCAACATATGCAGTGCTCGCAATGGCGCGTTCCTGAAGCGTGAGAGCCGCGAATGGCTCAGGCACTTCCTCGACCGAGGTGTGGCCTGACTCGTATAGCGCCGCGGCCAGCGATGAGCCTATGCCATCGGGCTCGACGAAAATGGTGTCCGTTGGATTGAGTGCGCCACATTCGACGGTGAGGCGCCTAACCTGCTGACTGAGGTCTCGTGCCCAAGCGGTCACCCCATCAAAACAGGCGAGCGACCAATCGAGCACGACGAGCGGCCAAGCGTTGATCTGCAGTTCATCGTAGCCGAAGATCACCGCCCCAATCGCATTACGCAATGGCGTCGAGCCGATGACGGCGAACACCGTTGAGAGATGCTTCGGAAGCTCCGGTCGGTTCAAAGGAGTTCCTTGCGAAAGAATCCGCCGACGGGCTCGGTCAGCATGAGTTCTGTTATGGCCCAGACTGCGGCGTCTAGGCGGTCGGGCGAGTACCCCATGACGGCCGTGTCAAAATCCACCGTCATCTCGCAGAGCTGGTCCTCGAGCTGAGGGTGATTACCGACATGATGGACGCGGCCCTGCTCATAAAGCGCCGCGACCGGTTCCGCACGCCGCGCCTTACCCCGGCTCGCATGCACGGCCTTGTACGGGACTGATGGGTCAACGGTGCGCAGGGTTGCCTCGACCATATCCCCGCCGTTATTCACCTCGGCGACGATTCGGTCGGCCTTGTACTTGCGGTAGAGACCGATGGCCTTTCTCGCCCACTCAAGCGGTTGGTAGCGACCGGAGAGATCCTCCAGCACGAACGCTTCCTGAGTCCCTGACATGCCAGCGACTACGATGCCGGTCTCATCGGATTTTTCCTCGCTCGAAACGGCGGGATCAATCGCAATCACGATGCGCTGTAATGCCGGGACACCAAAGACGCGCAGTTCTTCAATTCTCGAACGTCGCCAGAGCGCGCCGGGAACATCCTCGAGCAGCTCGGCCAGCAACTCTTGGCGCCCGAGTCTCGTGCCTTCGTACTTGCGCACAATGGACGAGAGAAACGACGGCGCCAAGTTGGAGCGATTCTCGTACGTACTGCCGCGCGTGACGACAACGCCGTCGCCTTCGCGTGCAAGCAAATCCTTCAGAAGCTTTACCGGCTTCGGGGTTGTGGCTACAACGCAGCGCGGGTTATTCCCCTGGCGCAGCCCGAACTGAAGCATGTCGTACGACTCAGGATAGGACCACGCGGCGAGCTCATCGCAGACTGCGGCATCATGCTGCGGGCCTCTTAATCGCTCGGGCTCATCCGCTGAGTACGTCGTGGCCATGGCGCCATTGGGCCATGTGAGCCTGCGCTTTGACGGTTCATAGAGCGGTCGATTCCAAGGCGGGCTCACGGCTAAAATGCCGGCAGGTCCCTCCACGAGCACCTCGCGGGCATCCGCAGCAGTAGGCGCAACGAGTGCGATGCGGCCGGCGCGGGCCGCTTGGACCTCTCCGCGGACCCACTCCGACAAAGTCATGGTCTTGCCGAACCCGCGGCCCGCCAAAATGAGCCAGACATTCCAATCGCCAAGTGGCGCTAACTGATTCGGACGCGCCCACCAGCCCGTCCAGTCCCACTGAAAATTACGTGCTTCCTGTGCTGTCAGCCGGCTCAGAACTTGCTCTTGCTGCTCCTGCGGCAGCGCCGCCAGCAATTCGACTGGAGACCGATTGGAGGAGGGCAAGATTTCGTTCACGGGCATTGTCGATCTCGATCGGGCCGCCGTCCGGCCCGCTGATCTCTTGCGAGACCTTCTCGCCGTACCTCTTGGCGTTCATCCGCGCGAGACGCCACTTCATGGTGTCTACCCGAAGCCTGGAACGCTGAATGTGCTCTCCGTTGACGCGATAGCCGGCATTCTCTGGGTCGTTGACCGACATCCAGTCGTTGATGCCGTTGTCGGCCACTTCCTGGATGTCATCAAAGCCAAGCTCGGCTCTCGTTTCCTGTGCTATCGCGTACTGTGCGGAAAATTCGGGATGCTGCGCGCGCCACAATGAAATAGTAGACGCGCAAGGCATTGATTCGTCGCGGCATATTGACCGTAGCGACTCTCCCTCAACCATCCGCTCGCAGAATCGAGTCGCAAGCTCGGTGGTATAAAGGCTCGGCCTGCCGACTGAACGGCTTGCCGGCCGCTCAGTGTCGGTCATGGGAATCTCCGGATTATGTGCTCGGTCTGTTGAAACGAAAATCAATGCCCCTCGCCGGCAGGCCCACTGGCTTTTCTAGGATGGAGCCGCAAGCCCGCGTATGCCTCGGCCGCACAACCGTAGGCGCCGTGTCAGGGGCGCTCGCTCGTCACGGGAAGCGCAGGCAATGCATCGTATGGGGCGGACCCTGATCCAGGACCACTGGTAGGCGTAAGCCTTTACGGCCCAACCGCCTCGGCAAGCGATATTTATACGTCCACGAAGCGCTCACCCATGCTCCCACCACCGCACCGCCCGGCAGACTTGGTGAATCGCGAACGTCACGAGGAGTCCGACGAACCAGTGCACCGTACTCATGTCCGGCTCGCCGAACGAATACACCATGCCGAGGAGGCTGACGAGAAAGGCGCTACCGGTGAGCGCAAGCGCCAGTTTCAGCGGCTTGCTGGTGAGTTCGATCTGGGTGATTTCGCGGCTCATCGGCTTATTTTGGGCGCGCGCAGAGGACGGAGCAGTCGGGGTGCATGCTGGCAGCCTTCAAGGGGCTGGCGTTCAAGATTGTCGGGCCTCACAGACAAGCCCATAAGCGCGAAACGCTAAGCCACAGCCGCGGGTTTGTCAAGCACCCTCCTTCGCGTGTGATGTCGCAACGTCCTCGCCTTCGTGCAGGTAGTCGTAAATCCGGTGATCGATGTAGCCGCGCGCGCGGGCCAACCATCGCTCATACCGCCCCTGGGTCGCCGTGTACGGACTCATGAGCTTGGCCCGCCAGACCTCCTCGGTAACGCCGAGGTAGATCGCGTAGAGCCCGGGAATGCGCGTAAAGATGGGCTGACACCAGTCATGCACCAGGACCAACTGGCAAAGCTCATCGCCGTAGTGTGTCGGTTCGCCAGAGAGGCCGACAATCTGCACTGGCCAGCGGTCGGTTTCAGCGAGCTCGGCCATGGCACGGCGCAACGTGCGGTGGAGATCCTCGTACACCGAGCCATCAAGGCCGAAGCTGTACATGGCGGCAAGGTAGGCGGGCCCCTCAAGTCCTCCCTGTGGTGGCCGGCCTGGCTCGCGGATCTGCCCCGCCAGTGCTTGGCCTAATTCCGCGTGCGAATGGAGCCTGGGACGCGCCACCCGACTCTGCTTGCCCTTGACGCTCTCGGGGAGACGTTCGCGGTTCTCATGGCGCTCGCGTTTCTCGCGCTCTTCCGGGGTGTCGAGACCGGCTAGCGCGCGCATGAGTTGGCGGCGCCGGGGAGCGCCGGGACCGTAGAGGGCAGCAGATTCTCCGGCGGCTTGTTTGAGATCGATGCCGTGAGCGCTTGCGGCGGAGAAGAGGCGCTCGATTGCTTTCATGGTGTGCGATTGCTCCGGAAGTTTTTGATAAGAGCCTGCGGCAAGTGAGCTGTGTAATATTCAGCCGCGCGCTCATCACGCTTGCGTCTGGCAGAATCGTGCGCTCTGTGCTCCGGACAACAGTAATTACGCTGCGCCGGGCCACCATTTGGGTTTTTCTTTGGGACGAACGATTCACCACACCATTTGCAGCGAAGGAGATTGCCGCCCCCAAGCGGTTGCTCGCTGATACGGCCCGCTACGCGCTGGCGCCCCATCAACTCTACGATTCCCCATGCCTCAAACTTCTCAGCCATGTTCATTTCTCCGATGATTCGCAATCTCAAGCAGGACGGCCGCATGGCATATGTCAGGCTCGCCAGGTTTCGGGAGCGGACACCAGCACGCGAGATTCTTGCCGCCCAGATCCGCTCGTAGCCGGTCGTCGGTAAAGACGAAATATCGGTTGTTCAGTCCATTGAACTGCCGCCGTAGTAGCGCGCGAAACAGTCGCACGGCAGTCTCGGCATCGGGCACGCCCTCATCGTCGATCCTGTACGGATTGCCCCAGCGGCTCTGGCGACTCACGATGATGGTGTTCGGCGGCTTACGCCAGCCCTTAGCCCGACGTAACTGAATGCGCTCGGGTTTCATCGCGGCGGCCAAATCGTCACAGTAATTCCGTATCTGGCATTGAGCTGTTTCAGTTTGTTGATTTTCGTCTGCGTCAATTTCCCCGTCGCATCGATGAGTTCGATGTAGGGCGGACCGGCCAGTGCGGCGAGAAAATCGACTCTGTACACGATTCCACCTTCGAGACGAAACGGCACTTGTCGCGTTACCCAAAGAATCTCTCCAGCCGCGCGTCGCAGCTCGAGCCATTGCCAGCAGCGAGCCTCCAGGCGACTGTCAAAGCGAACGCCGTCGGCCACGATGGGATCGTTGTGGTACTTCCTGGCCTCACCTCGTGGCTTGAGAGCGGCGCTCTGCGTTGACCCGCCATCGGTGTATGGTGTTGCGGCCCCCATCGGCGCCACCATGCCGGCGGGGAGTTTTGCGAGGTCTAATGAAGTCCAGCGTTTCATAACAGCGGTTGAGATTCTAACATCATCACTGCGTATCATTTCAGAGTCTCTCTTCTCAGTACCATGCACCCGGAGGGTTCCGAATAAGACCCCCTAACCCCCAGCGAGATTTTCGCTGAAAGCCGGGGGCCTTCGGTTCTGCACCCATCAGGCCCTTACGGGATACCCAGACGTTATTTCAGTTCGCGTCCGGGTCACCCGACAGACCCCACGAACCGACAGATTTGATAACGCGCCGTGTCGAGGGCGCGCAGAACATCAACTCGCTTGGCGAAGACATTCCACGACATGAATCAGTCCGAGACGCTGATGCATGTCGTTGAAGTCCTCTGAAATTTCAGGCGGCATTACCCACCGAAGTCCTGTTGCTTTTGCTGCTTGCTCGCCGGCCTTCGAGACATCGTTATCTGCGCACACGATCGCCTCGGAGAACTGCGGCGCGACGGCGGTGAGGTTTGCGGCGCTGAAACAGACCACAATCATCCATGGACCTGGCAGGAGATCGAATGCAGCCTTGAGCGTCAATCCCGTCGCGTAGCCCTCACAGAGCGCCGTACGGCGGGCTCGGGGAGGTCCCAGTCGATGGATGCCCCCTTTCGTGCGCCCGCCCGTCAGAAACCGTTTGGTGCCGTCCTGGGCGATAGTCTGCATGCTGATGAGGCGCGAGTAATCCTCCGCAGCGCGGATCGGAATGAGGAGGAGTCCGTCATGGACGAGGCCCAATGTGTGCTTGAAGCCTTTGCTCGTGAGATAGGGGTGCGTATTCGCTTTGGCCGCGCAGAGCATGCGCATCGCTTCCCGTTCAACGGTCTTTGCCCGTCGCGCTTGTTCACGGGCAAACTGTTTCTCGCGTTCTCTTGCCTCTCGCAGGAGCTGCCGCGATTCGGCATCGTCCCGGTGAGTCTCGTCGTGCCAGAGAGCAGAAAGATTGCTCGACCAGTCGCCATAGAGTGCAAGCGTCGGGCTGATGACTCGGCACCAACCGGAACGGTTGGATCTGCCTTTCCCGATGCCGGGGAAGCGCAGCCAGCGGCCGGGCGTGAATTCTTTTGGCGGCGTCATACCGGCGGCGAGCAGGGTTTCCTGCAGCGTCAAGCGGACGCTCTTTTGCGAAATGCGATATTGAGCGAGCGCACCTTATTTTCGGTCGCGCGAGTCGGGACCTCGGCCTGTGTGAAATCGAAGATCCAATCACGCTGCGGCCAATCTCCGGTTATATCCTTGAAAAGGTGCGATGCCCGTCCCTGCGGTTTCTTGGATGTCTTGGCAATCCAACACAGTTGTCGCCAAAGATGGTGGGAGTCGTGGGCAGCGACTTGCTTGCCGATCTTGATTTCGAGCATCTCGCCGGCTGATTCGGCGGCATTCGCCCGCGTCTGTTTCTCAAACCCGCAGGACATGCACCGACGAGTGAAGGGTTGAAATCCGCACTGCGGACAGCCGTGAGACTCGCTGCCCTCCTCGTCCTTCCTGATGACCTTATCGAGCTTCTCGGCCATATCGAGCGTAGCGAATCCTTCATGATAGACGCGTTCGAAATCTTCGCGGAATCGCCTAAAATTTCCACTGTGATCGAGAAAAATGCAGTTGACCTTTCCGGTTTCCGGCGAGCACCTAAGTCCTCGTCCCCACATCTGGATAGCAGTCGAAAGCGACTTTCGTAATGGCCGAGCGTCAATCACGCATCCGATATCCTGGACATCAAAGCCCTTAGCTAACGCCTCCACTGACACCAGAACGCGAATCTGAGAATCTGGCTTACGGAATTCCCGGAGCAATTCCTGTCGTTCCGCATCCTTGGTCTCACTTGTATAGCTTGATGCGAAGATGCCGGCTTGGTTGAAACGGCCGACCAACTCTGTGCAGTAGGCAATGTCGGGACCAAATGAGATGGTCTTTCGACCCTCCCCATGTTTGACCCATTCCGCTACTACATCGCCAATGATCTGCAGCTCTCGCTCGGAAGCTGCGCCAGCAGCCCATTCGCCATTGCTATTCGTCTTGGCGTCCGCCATGTCCGGCGTAACGCAGGTGAGAATGTGCATCGGAACGAGAATGCCCTGATCGGTCAATTCCTTCATGGTGGCCGCATTCACCATGTGATCGAAATAGAGCCCCAGTCCCTTGGTGCAGGGTGTCGCAGTAAGGCCGACAACGGCAACTCCAGGATGCAGACCAGACAATTTCTCTTTTGTAGCTGTGAATTGTGTATGCGCCTCATCGATCACGATCACATCGGCCGGCGGCCAATACCCGCGCGCCTGGATTGTCTGAATCGAGCAGATTTGAAACGGCAGCGCATTGTTTCGGCGAGGATGATTCGCCTGGATCACGCCATGCTCCGTGAGGCCATACTCATCCGCCCGGGCGGACGTCTGGTCAATCAATGCCGTACGATCACAGACAAAGATGGCGGTTTTGTTCTTCTTCAGCGCCTCATTAATGACGCGTAAACCGAGGAACGTTTTGCCAGCGCCAGTGGGCGCCACGAGCAACTGTCGAAAATGGCGTGCGCGCAGCCCTTCTCGGAGCTTCTCATGGGCGGTTTCCTGAAACGGACGTGGCGCCGGAAAGCATGCGCTGACGGCGCGAAGTCCTTCATACCCAAACATCGAAGACGGCTGCGCGTTCACGCGGCTTTCTTTCCCAACTGTTTCTCGAGTTCCGCGACGCGCTTTTCAAGTCTTGCAGTCTTCCGCTGCTCGCTCGCCAACAGCTTCTCCACGGAAGCTTTGCCATTCATGAAACCATTTCGGCTCACTTTAAGAGCCGCAATCTCGGCCGCCTGGCGCTTGATTTCAGCAGCGGCGGCGGCTAACTTGTCATCGGCTCCCAACACTTTGGCGAGTGAGGCTTCGCGCTCCTTCGCGGCGAGTTCGAGGACGGCTTCCTCGTTATCGTCGGGCTCTGAGCCGTCCGATTCTGGTTCCGGCTTCGCGGTGGCGGCCTTGAGCTGTTCGGCCTTTGGAAGATCAACGACGGCGGCAGCTTTTTCTGGGGTGCGCTGCCCGATGGTCTGCGCGTCCGACTTTTGGGTATCTTTTTCTTTCTTATCAGTGGCTTGCGGACCCGCCCGGCCAGGCGGATTGTTAGGTTGTCGGGGTGTGGCAAGCTTCAAAAGCGCTTCGCCGATGCTCTTTGCCTCGATCTGTGGCTGCCGCGCAATCTGCATATATTTCTGCGCAGTACGTTCGGCGATTGCCGAGCAATTCTCCGACATCCATGTGAGCCATTTCCCCTCGCATCGCTCCCGAGCTTCTAGTAGCAACTTCCCCGCTGCTCGGGCGTGTCCAATGGCGGACTCTGCATTGGTCAATGCAGCCTCGTGTTCGCGAAGAATCCGGCCGGCCAATGATTCGAGAGAAGGGAGGCTCACGTTGATTTCCTTTCTCGGACATATTGGAGAATGTCGCTATGGGCATGGAACCATTCTCGGCTCGCACGATGGACAGCGAAGCGCCGATGTAGCTCGCTTTCCAGCTTTTGCGGACCCGGGACGGTTCCGATCAACTCAATCTCGTAGGGACAGCCAGTTTTGAGATCAGCGATACGTGCCTGCGGCGGTCCGGCGGTGAAACCGATTTTCACGAATGGACCTGCCTTCAGGAAATACACCAATGGGAGCTTGGAACGGTGTTGCGGCAACTGCTTCAGCGCATCCTCCTCTGCGAGATCTGCCATCCATTGGGCTGGTGTTGGTGGAACATGCCAATGCTCGCTCAGGACGTAAGCCACAAACGCCTTGCGGGCCGGGCGCTTGAATGATTCGAGTCCTTTGGCGCTCGTTCTATCGCAATGCCAATAACCGGGATGCTGACTAGAGGGCCAGACCCTAATTAGTTGAAAAGCCATTCCTCGCGCCCGATATGTCATCTCGGAGTTGCAGAAGATATGGTCATACTCAGGGCGCGCGGCTAACGGGTTCATGATGTTTTCTTTCTCCGCTGAAACTCACCGCACCGAAAAGGCACAAACGGCCACGCCTCGATTTGATGGTGGGCACAATGCCCCAGCCCTGAAGGCTCAGGCCCGAATGCAAATTGGTTACACTGAAAGCACACGACGAGCGCGCCAGTCTGCAGGGCCTGTTGGAAGTCGCGAAGGAATGGCATGGCCGAATCCTTCGCGCTTTGAATGCGAGCGGCTTTAGCGGTGGGCGCAATCAACGTGCGAGCCTCATCACTCGCTCCATCCGCCTCACAGTATCCGGCGTCCTCTCCCCCACCAACGTCGCCATCAGCTTAAAGGCCTGCTGCCGCGCCTCCCGGGAATGACGCGGATCGATGCCGATTCGCCGGCAGACCTCGATCCGCTCCTCGAGCTCGAAAACTTGGGGAGCGGGAATAAGTCCAAGCGCTTGAGTGTTCATCTATGTCCCTTCCGCCAACACGTATGGCAAAATCTAGGGCAAATTCCGTGGCCTTCGGGCCAGTAGTAGGCATGCCAGCGAGCAAACGCGAAGTCGGCGCCGTTCACTTCAGCACCCATCCGCAGACGATCCACGCGATGAGCGCGGCGATGGTGATCACCATCCAAACGCGCTGGCTTTTGGACAGCGCCGGCTCTTTGTGAAGAGCGGCATTGGGGTCGTGAAAATGCTTCATGCCATCCTCCGAATCGAGGTGATTCCGTGAGCGTGCGAGAGTGAGAATTTCCAGCCGCGCCGGTCGGCGTATTTGTGCGCCGCCTGCCGTACTCGCTCGTAGCCTTCGGCATCCCAGGAGCGCCACTCGATCGTCTCCCCGATGGTTTCGGGGAAGGTGTACTTTCTGGTACCGCTGTCGGAGTTGCCCATCAGAACAATCTCGCGATCAGGTAAACGAGGCCGCTCAGACAGAGCAGCCCGAGGATGGTCCCGGCCAACGCCTCATCGGCGGTGAGGGGATGGCGTCTGTGATGCGGGAGCCCTGGAGCTCGGGGCCGCAACGTCAGCTCCTGCGCGGTGAGTTCGGAGCAGAAACGACGCTGCGGACTTTCGCTACGGGCTTGCGGGTGGAATAGAAACCCTGACCAGAATTTGCCGATCAGGTTGCGCCAGGACGCGAGGGGAATCGCGGAGCGGGGTAGCGCTCGAAAGCGGCGCGAAAGAGAAAGGCCGTCGGACACTGGCATGTCGCGACGGCCTGGTGTCTCCCTAGGATGGGATGACGAGGGAGACACAGGGAGGCTCGCAAGATTCGGACCTGCGTAGGATTTGCTATTTCGATACACCTTCGACCCATCCTTTCCCGGTCGCAATGGACCGGGACCCGTCAAACGCGCCGTCCTGCCAGGGATCGGTGCGCCATCAAACTCACGCCCGTGCGGGGGCGCGGAAAATCAACTCAACCGCTGAGCGCGCTTCACGCGAAGTTTTCCACCCTTCGGGCGCGGCTTCGTTGCCGCCAACAGCTCGTCAGCAGTCAACTTCCGACCTCGCTTTTCTGCCGCAGCTATCACCGCCGGCCAAACATCAACAGGGATGCGTCCACAGTGAAGCCACTTTCGGGCGCGATCAAATGGCGCGCCAACTTCTCTGGCCATCACCGTCACGCTCGGCCAAATCTGGAATATGTCCTGAATCGCTTGCATAGAACCCTTTTACAGCGGAATACTATTCCGGTCAAGTACCGGATTACCTCGCCAGTGACGGGAAACGTATTCCATCTGACGCTTGGGGCCGTGAAGAAGCCGCCCTTGAAGCACCGCCCTCCGGGTACCCCGGGCCGAAAGCCTGGCGGCATACCCGCGCCTCGCAGTGCGTTCAATCTCGAATTGGCCGCGCGCATCGCTCGCGCTCGTGAGCAGTACGGTGAGCGGCTTGGCCATCAAGTGACACAAGAAGAAATGGCGCGGCGCTTATCGCAGGCGGTCGGCTATAAAATCACGGCCGATAAGTACCGAAAGTACGAAGGCGGCCCGAAGCCATCGCCGATGCCTCACGATCTGCTATTCCACTTCGCCGAGATCACCGGGGTAAGCACCGGAGTGCTCCTGGCCCCCCTCCCTTTTTCCGGGCAGCGATCCCGAGCCGCCTGAACTTTCCTCCGCCGAGGTCTTGAGACTGCTCGGTGCGTAAATTTCCGCTCGAATGCTAACGGAAAACTTTTCCTTGACAGCAGGAAAAGTATTCCATAGACTTGCGCCCATTGATTCGGGAGGTCCAGTCAAATGCACCAGCAGAAACGCGCACTCCGCGCCCGCCGCAAAGCGAAGGCGAATCGTCTCGCACGCCAAGGCGTGCCGAAGGCCGACAGCAAGTCAAAGGTGCTTCGATGACCCGCCCCCGCAGCGCCGTCCTCTACTACCTCCTAGTCGGCCTCGGCATCTTCGTGCTCTGCGCCCTTGCGGATTTGGCCGTTGAGTTCCTGCGAAGGGTGCTGTGACCACCTTCGACGTTGAGGTGCGTGCTGGCGGCCGTGAAGATCGCAGCCGAGGGGAAATTGTGAACGACAGCACTTACCGGCCCGAAGCCGCTGCCGCCTACACCGTCGCCGCTCTCCTTATCGTCATGGTTGTGTGCGCGGTGATGGCCGTGCTTACCGCCATCGGAGTGATTCGATGAACACTCAGTCCGCCGCATATCAGGTTCTCGTATCGAGCATCTGTGACCAGCAGCCACCGTACGGCTGGATGTCGGCACTTGAACTGCCGCGCCTTTCCGCCAGTGATGTTGCGCTCATCTGCGAGGAGTGTCCGCAAGAAGTCACCGAGGGGGTGTGCGAGGAGTTCTCAGTCACGCCCTTAGTCGCGTCCATCAAGACCGGGGATGTCTGTCACGTGGGCCTCAAGGTCGCCGTCGCCATCTCCGAGTCTGCCCGCGATGTTATTTGGCAGGACGTACAGAAAGAGTGCGACCGGCGCGAGCAGTACGCGGCGGATGACTGGGCCGAGTGCCATCCGGAAAGTCCCGAGAGTCTTCACGGGGTTGGGGGGTTATTCAAGTGATCGACTTAAAGCGTCTGGAGCGCGCCACGAAAAGCGCCGTGTATCAAGCCTACGCGGGCATGGCTGGAGCGGCCCTCGCTGGCGCACTCTTAGCCCCTCGGGAAAAGCAGGCGGAGGCGATGCTGCGGGCGATAGAGCTACACAACAAGATGGCTGACGTGTTGCTTGAGGAGGCGCAGAAGTGACGCACCTTGCCGCCATCCGCATGCGCGATGCTGTCGCTCCCGAGTCTCGCTTCGATAGCGAGACGGTTGGCAACATGGCGTTCATCGACCGCCGCTGGCTTTTGGCCGAACTTGACCGCGTGTCAGCCGAACTCGCCGCTGCGAACGTGGCGCCGAAAGCTGAATATTTCGGAGGTGAGCCGTAATGCTTCTCCGCCCTAAAGGACGGAGCTTTCCGTCAACCGGAGGCCGGCATTCCGGCCCGAGACGAGGATGTTGATAGCTGAGTTGATGTCACGATCATGCTGAACACCGCACTCAATACAACTCCACTCTCTTACTCCAAGGTGTGCGATACCTTTAGGGCCGCTGACTGCGCCGCAGCCAGAACACACCTGGGTCGTGAATCGCTCGTCAGCCTCAATGTATTCGGCCCCGTGCCTCATGGCTTTATAGCGGAGCTGGGATCGAAACTGCGACCAGGAAGCATCGAGAACGGACTTCGCCATCCTGGTCCTGGCGAGTCCCGCTGCGTTGACATTCCCGACGATGATGCGCCGGTTTTCGCGCGCGAGCCGCGCGGACTGCTCGTGCAGGAAATGTTTTCTGGCGTTGGCGATCTTGGCGTGAATGGCGCGGGCGCGAGCCCTTCGGCCAGCACGCTGAGCCGTGGCGAGCTTCGCGGCATGCTTTGCCAAGTGTCGAGGATTCTCAATCTTCTCGCCCGTCGAGAGCGCGGCGAGCGTCTTGAGGCCCAGGTCAATCCCAACCTCGCCAGTGCCGCAGACTTGATCCTCGGCGACCTCGACGGCGAGATTCAAATACCAGCGGCCACGGGCATCCTGGGCAAAAGCACCGCTCTTGATCTGCCCGTCAATCGGGCGATGCAGCCAAAGTCTGTATCGTCGTTTGAGAAAGACAACGGCGTCGCCTTCCATTCGGATTGCGCGCGCAGCCTGGAATGGAATCCAACCGAGAGACTTCCGTCCGCGCCAGCGCGGCCGACGTTTGTGCGCATCGCGGGAAATGGCGAACTGCTTGCAAATCGCCGTTATCGTATCGGAATGCAGCCCCAGGTCCTTGGATGTTCCCTTGGTCAAGGCATCAAAGTCATAGCCGCCCGGCCATCGCTTCCCCCATTTGCGGGCAGCCTCTTGCGTCTCGCCGCAGAAGTTCCAGACGAAGTTGCAGGCTCGCGCCATCGCTTCGAGCGCGTTGAGAACGCCTCCGGTTTCTTTGATCCGATAACGATAGGTCAAAATCACATGCAAATCATAACACAGGAGCGGCGCTTCCTTCCCGGCATTCATGCCGGGACTTCCGCGCCGAATATCAGGTGATTCCGGGTACCTGGTCGCACGCCGCTCTCGTCACTTTACTCCTCGCCATCGCCGCAGGCTTGCTCACTTTGCGGCCGAAGAAGCGCGGGGCGAGCCGAGTGAAGCGCGTGCATCACATCGTCGATTACAGCGCCGCGCGGTCCAAGGCGATAGCGTGGCTTGGGGATGATTACCTGTTAGCTCGGCCGATCAACCGGCTATATCAGTCTGAACTGCCGGCGATGCTCAAACGACAAGCGGATTAGGGGAAACAGAATGAACGCAATAGTCCATGCCGAGCCTGTCGCGAATGCGCCGGCCGATTCCCGCGCTTTGATGACACTCATCGAACGCGCCGCGACCAGTCCAGACTTCGACATGGACAAGTTGCAGAAGCTTCTCGATCTGAAAGAGAGATGGGACGCGAACGAGGCGCGCAAGGCTTACACCTCCGCCATGGCCGCTTTCAAAGCGAACGCGCCGGAGATCGTGAAGGACAAGCACGTCAAATTCCAGACCTCCAAGGGAGTCACGGAATACGATCACGAGACCCTTGGAAATGTCTGCAAGGAAGTTATCAAGGGCCTGGCTCAACACGGCATCAGTCACCGATGGGAACTCGCGCAAAACGATGCGCGCGTCAAGGTGACGTGTATCCTCACTCATGCTCAAGGCCATAGTGAGAGCACGAGTCTTCATTCTGCACCGGATGACTCTGGCGGCAAGAATTCCATTCAGGCCATTGGGTCGGTCGTAAAGTACCTCGAAAGATATACGCTCCTCGCCGCGACCGGACTCGCGCCGATGGATGCGGAGGATGATGACGGACGAGACTCCGGTCCGAAGGCCGAAACCATCACGGAGAAGCAAACAGCGGACCTCAAGGCGCTCATCACCGAAGGCGGCGGCGACATGGCGAAGGCGCTTCGATTCCTCCGCATCAATTCCCTCGCGGAGATTCCGGCCAAGAACTTCGAGCCGGTGGTCGCGCAGATCAAATCCGTGAACGCTGCGAGAGATCGCGAGGATCGCGCGCGAAGGGGAGCGAAATGACAATGACGGCGGCGGCCGTGACGGCCAGATACGCCTCGCGTATCGGCGAGCGCCATGGTGATCTTGTCCTACTGTCTATCTCCGATAAGCGTGGGGACGGCAATAGATTCTACGGCGTCTTCCGATGCTCCTGCGGAAACGAAGTTAATTTTGATCTCGGGCGCACTCTTCGCGGCTCAAAAAGAACTCATTGCGGATGTCAGACGGATCACGGCAAAGGTAGCCGAACGCATGGGATGCGAAGATCTACCGAGTATTCATCTTGGCAGGCAATGAAGAGGCGCTGCCTAGATCAGAATGATAAGGACTATCCACGATACGGCGGCTCCGGAGTGACGGTTGACGCTGCGTGGGCCGAGTCTTTTGAGTTGTTCTATGCCCATATTGGCGCTCGTCCGCGCGGGACCACTCTGGATCGCAAAGACAATTCAAAAGGATACGAGGCGGGTAACGTTCGCTGGGCAACCGCAAGAGAGCAGCAATCAAATCGTCGTGATAGTTGGTTTGTCCAGATTGGAGATAAGATATTCCAATCCCAAGAAGAAGCCGCCGCAGCTTATGGAATATCGGCAACGACAATTATTCGCTGGTGTGAGGGATATACCGATAGCCGCCGCATCAATTCCGGTTTTCGTCCTCCGCGAGATAACTGCCGCAGATGGAGGAAATATTAATGACCGTGACAATTACAGACTGCGATCAAGGATCAGATGCGTGGTTTTCGGCCAGACTAGGCGTGCCCACGGCGTCGGAGTTTCAGACTCTCATCGCCAAGGGGCGTAGTGGCGGCGAGTCAGTCGGACGACGCAAGTACCTTCTCTCCAAGGCCGGGGAGATCCTAACTGGCGAGTCGGCCGAACAATATGGATATTCAAACGGGCACATGGAACGCGGGAAAATCATGGAGGATGAAGCGCGCAATTGGTATGACTTCGCTACCGACATGACGCATCCGCCACCGGTGCGCGTCGGGTTCATTCGCAACGACGAACTGCGCTGTGGGTGCAGTCCCGACGCCATTATTGGCGATGATGGTTTATTGGAGGTGAAAACGAAACTGCCGCACCTTCAGCTCGAAGTATTGGAAGCTGGCGTGCTGCCTTCTGAGCATAAGGCGCAGTGTCAGGGAGCACTTTTGGTAACAGGCCGACAGTGGATCAGCTTCGTGAGTTATTGGCCGCGTCTGCCCCCGTTTCATCTCGTCGTAAAGCGTGATGAGGCCTACATTGCCGTTCTCAAGATCGCGATTCAAGACTTCAACTCTGAACTAGATTTCCTCGTCAGCAAGTACAAGGCGGCAGCATGAGCACAGAACTTCAGCAAGTCACCCAGGCCGTTGCCGAGTTTGATCGCGTCGCCGCAGGACTTGCGGCACTTCAGGAGCAGTACGGCGGCATCGTCTACGACGTCACGAGCGCTCCCGGCATGAAGGAGGCGAAGGAAGCGCGCGCTGCGATCCGAGAACCACGCTACGAAGTGGAACGGATACGCAAGGCTGCGAAGGCGCCGATCTTGGCTCTCGGCAAGAAGCTGGATTCCGAGGCCGCGCGGATCACCACAGCATTGCTCAAGATCGAGGCCCCGATTGATACCGTCATTTCCGCAGAGGAAGCGCGCAAGGAGTCGGAGAAAGCCGCTCGAATTGCCGCCGAGTTGAAGCGCGCCCAGGACTTGCAAGAGAGAGTCGCGGAACTCCGCGGCAATCAGATGCTGAGCCCGACTTCCGGCTCCATCCTCATTTCCGATCACATCCAGGATTTGGAAGAGATCACGGTCGACGACTCTTTTCAGGAACTCCGCCAACAGGCCGAAGATGCGAAGGCGGCAGGGCTGAAACGCTTGGGCGACCTCCATGCAGCCGCCCTCGCCCACGAGGCCGAGCAGGCGCGTATCAAAGCCGAGCGCGAGGAACTCGCCCGGCTTCGCGCTGAGCAGATTACGCGCGAGGCAGAAGATCGCGCCCGACGAGAGGCAGAGGAAAGAATCGCCAGGGCAGCTCGGGACGAGGCCGACCGTAAGGCCCGTCTCGAGCGGGAGGCCGAAGCTCAAAGACAAGCCGAGGCCCTCCGTCTGGAACGGGCTGAGGCGGAACGTCAGGAGGCTATACGCCGGGAAGCGCGAGAGATCGAGGAAAGGTCAGCCCGAGAAGAGCGGCAGCGCCAAGAGGCTCTCCTTGCGGCACAGCGGGAGGAGTTGGCGCGACAGGAGCAGGAAGCGGCCGGCCGGCTCGCCGACGAGCGCGCCCAATTCGAGCGCGAGCAGGAGACGCTGAGGCGGGTTCAGCCACCGAAATCAGCCCCCAAACTCGCATTCTCCGTCCCGCCGCCCGCTGAAATGATCCGGGTATTGGCGGGGCACTATCGAGCCCATCCCGATACCGTTCTCGATTGGCTCCAAGCAATCAACTGGCAAGAGCAGAAGTTCTCGGAGGTCGCGTGAGTCAACAATACGATAACCGGAGCAGGGGCGTCCTGTTCAAAAACGACCGCAAGGAAGGCGAGAAAGATCCGGACTACAAAGGCAACCTGACACTTCAGGACGGCACCGAATGCTGGCTGGACGCATGGCTGCAGAAGTCGAAGAAGGACGGCAAGACGTTCATGTCGTTGCGCTACAAGCCGAAGATGGCGCGGGAACAAGGCGCGCCGCAGAATCCGCCGGCGCAGAAGGCCGCTCCGGAAGAATTCGACGACAGAATTCCCTTCTAGCCGTGGCGCGTCTCTACCTCAAAAAGACTCTTTCCGGCTTCCTGCCTGCAGATGAACCGAGCGCGGAAGTCTGTAAGAAATTCCAGGTTGGAGAGGTTTATAGGGGCGATGTAGTCAAGCCGCGCTCGTACCAGCATCACAAGCTCATCATGGCGTTGCTCAACCTAACCTACGAGAATCAAGAGCGGTATACGAGCTTTGAAGTATTCCGCAAGGCCGTTTCTTTTGCGGCCGGCCATGTCATTGAGTACCCATCCCTGGATGGCGAGATCATCCGCGAGGCCGATAGCCTAAGTTACGACCGACTCGATGAAATTGAATTCACGCAAGTCGCTGGCGCCATGATGACAGTGTGCGCGCATATCCTCGGCGATATGGACTTGCAAGAGTTGGAAGGTGAAGTGTCTCGGTATGCGAACGAGCACTACGGAATGGCGGCATGACCGACTTTCGCAAACTCGCTCGCGGGATGCCCTGTCAGGTGAGACTTCCCGGTGTATGTAATGGCAATCCGGAAACGACCGTGCTCGCGCACTATCGAATGATCCACCTGTCAGGGCTCGGCATGAAATCTCCCGACTGGTGCGCCGCGTGGTCCTGTAGCGCCTGTCATGACGCAATCGATCGACGGCGGTTCGCCAAAGAATTCAGCCGCGAGTACGTACAGCTTGCCCACCTGCAGGGCGTCTTGAGAACCCAAGCCGAATTGATGGCACTTGGAAAGGTAATATTCGCATGAGACCCCTTAGCCGAAGATCCCGAGACAGGCGCCTTTGGGTCGCCTCAGTCCTTGACGCCTGGTCGAAATCGATCAAGAGACGGGTTGCGGCGCGCACGCCCAGACGCGGGCCGAGGAAGGCGAAGGAGCCGGCGACGTGAGAGTCCTCCACGTCTGGTCCCGCCTGCACTGCCACTGGGTCCGCTGGCGCGGCACCTATGCCGCCTGGAAGCTGCTGCCGCACGCTCTCGTGATCGGCTGCACGTTCGCGCTGACGATGACGGTGATTCATGTTCACACCACGCCACCCGCGATCCCCACGCCCACTGGCGATGTGCCGCAAACTGACGTGCCGACATCCGTCTACACCGCCGGCATTCCGCAAGGTGATACGCCTGAGTGGGTATGGGCCGACTACCCGAGCGACTACCTGGGGGCTGGTTATCGACATCACCGATGTCACAAGCATTGCAAGGGCGTGAAGTACACCGTACCCGAGCCCGCCACCTGGGCGCTGATGCTCGCGGGGGTGGGGATGGTCGGATGGAGGAGGCGTCGTGAGTTCTACTGAACGGCTGCTCGATCGGCCACACTTGGATGATGACGAGATGGAAGACTGCATAGAGCGGTTAGCCAAGATTATGCGGGACTACGGCACTTTGGGGATTGAATTGGCTATGAAGGAAATGGATCGCAGAGTCCGAGAGGAAGGGGAAGAGTATGTCTTCTGACTCTCCGTCTGAAGAGCAGATGCTCTTGCCTGCGGTTCTGGATGCCTGCTGCGGACCCCGCATGATGTGGTTCGACCGGTCGGACCGGCGTGCCCTCTTTAT